CGGAGCAGTCGGAGCAGCCGGAGCAGTCGGAGCAGTCGGAGCAGCCGGAGCAGTCGGAGCAGCGGTAGCAGTCGGAGCAGTCGGAGCAGCCGGAGCAGTCGGAGCAGTCGGAGCAGCCGGAGCAGTCGGAGCAGCGGTAGCAGTCGGAGCAGTCGGAGCAGCCGGAGCAGCCCCGTAAGCTATCGAGCGCCTTCTGTGCGGCTTCTTCCGAGCCCCAATACTCTACCGAGCATCGGTTTCCGTTTGCGTCAGTAACCCAAGTCATACTGTTTTCTCCTTTGCGACGTAAGCCGCGACCGCCCGAAGGTACGCTTCAGATACCTTAATGTCCATGCGATTCGCCAGCGTCTTCATTTGCTGATGCAACGAGCGCGGCAGTGTGATCGTCACAAGTCTGGTAGTCATCGGAAATCAGCATACCACAAATTAGCCCTTGCGGAAATATTTATTTCGTGCGAATATGATGGAGCGATGGTTACGCGGCCCACTACTAGATCACATGTATTTAAACTGAATGATCGTGAACGTCAGATGCTAGAGGCGCTTCGGTTGGGATTCACGCGCCCCGAAATGCAAGTGCTGTTTGAATTAAGCAAAGGAGCTGTGGACTCAGCACTCAAGGACGCCGCAGAGAAAGAACGGCTGCTGAATCTAGATGACCGCAAGGGCTTGAACTATTCTTCGCTCAAGGTAGCTCGAGGTGCGAAGCGCATGAAGGGCACGCGATGAGATCGGCGACCAAGAACCGCATCGGGAGAGACGCCGCTTACGTCGCGTTCATTCGCTCTCAGCCATGCTGCGTATGCCTTCGATGGAAGATGAAACAGACCACCAGGACTGAGGTTGCCCATATTGGATTGCGCGGCCTCTCGCAGAAGTCGCCGGATCGCGAGACAATCGCCTTATGCAGCCTGCACCATCGAACGGGAAGCACATCGCATCACCGGCTGGGCGTGCGGTTCTTCCGGTTTCACGGATTGAATCGAGAGATTATGGTCGCTCACTATCAGGATTCGTTTAAGCAAGACGACGGGAAAGGGCCATGGTGGGACGCATGAGCGTCGATTTCGTTCTATTATCGCCGCAAAAACCTCGCGAAGGTCAGCCGTGCAACGGATGCGGCTACTGCTGTCAGAACGAGACGTGCCTGATCGGTCGCATGATAACTGGCTCAACCGCCGAGGGTCCGTGCGCCCTGCTCGACTGGGACGGTTCCCGGTATCTCTGCGGAGCGCTGCAAATAACTAGGCGGATCGGCACGGCAGAGTCTCACTATCTGCGACTGAGGATGGGGATTGGAATTGGCTGCGACAGCGAAATGGGTTCGGCATGAAGTAGAAAGACACCAGCGAAGTCCACGCCGCCCGGATGCGGCTCCGCAATGCCAAGGTTCCGACATACGACAAGCCGTGATTCTGGCTCCTGCGATTCAGGTCAAGGCAACGAGACGCGGGTAAGGATAATCCTAGAGCCTGCGTACAGAACGGCATGGCAATATGATTGTGCGCCGGGGGTTCTAACCAGGGGCCAGCCGCGGATGGTCGGGTCCTGACCCGGCGCGAAAGGAAAATTGAAATGGTCACAAAAATAATTGAGATCCACGATTCCGGGACGTTCATACCGGCACTCGCTGTGCGGTTGGGATCTCCCAATGAAGCTGAGCGATACCTGTTGGCGCGATCCGGCTTCGGTCGCACGATGGAGGATCAATCCGAGTACATCGTCCTGTGCAAGATCAACGGTGGTGAGCCATGCTCGGCACACATCGACCCGTTCGCATGGGGCCAGAATCCGCGCACCATGTTCGTGGCTCATATGTACTTGCTCAATCGGCACCATGAGTTTGAGAAAGACAAGCTGTGGTGTCCATCGAATCGCGCAGCCGACAAGCACGATGGATTCGACGCGCTTCCCCAGGGCGTCGTGGTCGATGTTGAGTTTATTCTCGGGCGACGTGAAGCGCCCAAAACTGCGGAGTGGGCCGGATGACCTGCATGTGTGGACACACCCTAAGCCAGCACGAGAAGCCGCACGCCGACCCGATCAAGAATATCGAGTGCAAGCAAGCGGACTGCAACTGCGTGGTGTTTCGCGAGCGGCGCCCGAAACCGATGGGCCATTACGACCCGCGCGACTTGGAAGATTTCCACCAGTTCGGTGGCAGAGGTTACGAGCCCAGATGACTACATTGAGGCATGGAGAGGCTCGATCTGCTGGACGAACCCCTGAATGGCAGACGTGGCGAAATATGATGCGCCGATGCTATGAACAGTGTACGTCTTACGCGCAATACGGAGCCAAGGGGGTACGTGTCTGCTCTCGTTGGCATCGTTACGAAGATTTTCTGGCCGACATGGGAAGAAAGCCGAGTTCTCAGCACACAATTGACCGGCTCGATAATAGCAAGGGATATTCTCCATCCAATTGTCGCTGGGCTACTCAGGCTGAGCAGAATCGTAATAAGAGCAACTGCGTTTTTCTGGTTTTCAACGGAGAACGAAGAGTGCTTGCTGAATGGGCCAGGATTCGCGGCCTCAATGAGGGGACGCTAAGAAGCCGTATTTCTAAAGGCCTCTCAATACAAGATGCGCTAGATACGAAAGTTGGACGATGGAAGGAACCCCGATGACCCTAGCAAGCACCAGCCAGGTTAGAGAATTGATATCCACGCGCAGTGCCTCGTGGGGATCTCCGAACGTCTATGAAGCGGCGAAGCAGGTCCGCGACGAAGCGCAGACCGTCATGGATGAAGAACGCCAGAACCGCATCGCAGAGCTTCGCAAGCGCATCGATGAACGAAAGGACGCCGAGAAGGAACTGGCCGCGTTGAAGCCCGTAGGAGCTCCGCGAAAGCCGCGAGTAAAGCGTGGCACATTGTCCGCGACTCCGAAAGCTACGAAGGAGGCTCCGGCGACCGCATGACCCCTCAATTACAAGCACCTGAAACGCTGACCACCAGCCTACTCGATCGCATCGTAGAGGAGCGCGAGCGCCTCGGCGCCCGCTACATGCCGACACTAACCGTCAAGCAATTCAGTGAACGCGAGAATCTCTTGCGTGAGCTGAAGAACATGCTAGTGGAGAATGTTGACTACGGCGTGATCCCTGGAACCGATAAGAACAAGCCAACGCTGCTCCTGCCGGGGGCTCAAAAGCTGTGCACGTTCTTCGGATACGTGCCGCATTACGAAGCACGCCAGATCGAGGATTGGACCGGAGCGGAGCGCGGGGAACCGCTATTCTATTACGACTTCACCTGCGTGCTGAAGAAAGACGGCGAGCCCGTTGGCGAGGGCCGAGGTTCTTGTAATTCCTGGGAGACTAAATACCGCTATCGTGTCGGCAAGCGCGTATGTCCGACATGCGGAGTCGCCGCCCTAATCGAAGGGAAGCAGTGGAAGCCGAGCGACCCAAAGGAATGGGTATGCTTCGAGAAAAAGGGTGGCTGTCGCGCGAAGTTTCCAATCGCCGATGAACGAATCACGAGCCAACAAGTTGGACGTGTTACTAACCCAGACTTCGCAGACACCATCAACACCGTTCAAAAGATGGGCCAGAAGCGAGCGTACATCGCGGCCACGCTTTCGGCCACGGGTGCGAGCCAATATTTCACCCAAGATTTAGACGAGATGGTGGAGATACCAAGTATTCCGCAACCTGAACCGCCGCCAAGCAATGTGCCCCCGGTCCGCACGGAAGGTGCACCTCCGAATGCGGGGCAAACGGGCGAAAGTCCGACCGGGGGCTCCTCCCTTCCTCCAGAAGTCGCTGCGATCCAGGCCCGCATGATCGACCGCAAGACCATCGGGCAGGAACTTGAAATTCTCCGACAGCAGCTCTGGGAACTCATCGGAGAACCAGCCCAGATGGAAGTGGACGCCATCAAGGAGCATTACGGGGACCCATTCAGCAAGGGCGGATTCGCGAAACGCAACGCGCTGGAGATTTGGAAGCGCATCCAGTACCACGCCGCACGGCTGCGTGAGCCCGCTCCAGCCCATCCTGCCGGTCTACAATCAGCAAAGGACCTGATTGACGACAGCGACTTACCTAAGAACCTCGGCGGGACTTTCGATCCAGAGGCCAAATGAAAACCTGTCGAATCTGCGAACGCCCGTTTCCGCCTCACCTGATTCAAGCTATGGTCACCAACAAAGGCACGCTGGAATCATGTCCACTGTGTGCGCTGAAGGCCCGCAACGCCGTTCACGGGCTACCTGACGATACTCCGTTTCACGGGCCCATTGCTGCGCGCATGCACAAGGAAGCCTCTGAGTTTATCTCGAAAGGCAAGCCATGACACCCGCCGAAGACCTAACCCCCGAAGCACGCAAGCAACTGGCTGGAGAGCTTTCCAACCAACTCGCTAAAGCCATCAAGCCCGAGCCGATCACAACGCCGATGAGCCTCTACCGGATCACGGCAGAAATGCAGGAGCTAGGTGAGTTGCTGCAAGAGGTAGAAGCAGAACACTTGGAACTGGAGCGGCTTGGAGAGCGGGCCCCAATCGCGGACGTCATTAGGTGCCACGCCGAGATTGACGCAATCCAAACACAGCTTCGCGGATACCTCGGAGCGGAAGTCGCGAAAGTGGACAGCTACAACGGTTTCATAAAATCCGCCATCGCGCTCGCTGCCCAGATAAAAGCCGAGGAACAACGCCTATACCGCTCCAGGAAAGCGTGGGAGGCCGCGGTAGAGCGCGTCAAGGCCGCGGCAGTATTCGTCATGCAGGACATGGGCAAGAAGCGCCTGGAGGGCTCTCACGGACGCCGGCTGAGGCTGCACCCCGGCCCGGTATCGGTGGAAGTGACGGAACCCGCCGCCGTGCCGGATGAGTTTCTTAATTTCACGGTTAAGATGAGCCCGGCAGCCTACGGCTTCATTCGGCAACTTTGCCAAGGTGCCCCACAAGCACTCGGTGTTTTCGATGATGCTGAACGAGAAATCTCTCTCTCTCGAATCAAGGCCACCATAGAAGCGGGAATGGTTTGCCCGGAGTGCGGGGGTAGCGCAAAGTCCATACTGATAAACCAGGATGGATCTGATGGTCCGCAGGCTCCATGCCCGCGCTGCGAAGGAACCGGTCGCGTTCCGGGGCACGTCCCAGGAGCCCGATTGATCCGAAATCAGTTTCACTTGAGGGTAGAATGATGACGCCCAGCGCAGAGTGGAACCCGATTGAAACGGCTCCGAATCAGACAATCGTAGAGACTAAAATTGACGATGCTAATGGATGCCGTAACGAACAGAAGCTGGTGAGGAGTGGCAATCTCTGGTGGTTTCCAGATGGATCAATGTACGTATACTACCGACCTACACACTGGAGGCCATGCCAATGACCCATTTCCTCCGCGAACTCGCCATCGCCATCCTCCAGGGCCTGCTGGTCTGGATTGCTGTCGTCTCGGTGGCATGCTAGATATTGGGGGTGCGCCCACTATGATCGTTTTGGATGAGCCCCGCACCATGCACATCATTCGGTTGAAGTGCAGTAAGTGCGACAACAACATAGAGGTACTGAAGATCACGCGGGAGCTTTGCAATTTGGCGCTCTACGATGCAGGCTGGAGAATGCTTAAGGACGGGCATTTATGCAACCTGTGCATGTTCGCAAGAAGGCGCATGTGACCATACCACCCGACAAGATGCGTGCCGTGAGACTCGCGATAGAAGCGCGAAAGCTACGCTGGTGGGAGCGCTTCCTGAAGTGGCTGGAGGAACGATGATCGGATTATTGCAATACGTGATGTACTGGCGCTATCGCCGCGCGGTGCGGAAGCGCCTGGAGTGGGCGATCAGGGACCTACAATAAACGCACCTACCTGTGGAGCGAATCCGCCAGGGCCTCCAGTGATATTGAAAGTTTTGGTTTCAGGGCCTCCCCACGTTGGGGTGAAAGTATTTGCGGAAGTGTAAGTAACGCCATCAAGACTGTAGAGGACGTTCAGGTTGTTTACCTGTGAACACCCACTGATATTGGCATTCGAGAATTGGATAGAACCCACCGTTTGAAGTGTTGGAAAAGCATAGGTCCACGTTCTAGTAACCGTGCTATCATTCTGCGATCCCCAAGGATTTGATACAGTAAACGCTCCCATGGCTGCGGTGTTGTCACCGAAGATTGACGTCGTTATCGCCGCATAGTTGGTTGTAGTGATGGCTCCCATCGCGTTCGGCATCGTGAAAAAGGCTAGCGAAGTCATGCCTACGCAACTGCTTGTCAAATTAAAGGAGAGTCTCCAGTAGATTCCAGGAGAGACTGGCAGAGCGTTCGCTGACGTAAACACAGTGGTCGTGGTACTCGGAGAATCCACCCCATCCCATTCATTCAGCGTTGTCCAAGTTGAATTATTGTCGCTGTACTGGAGTTGCAGATAGTACCCAAATCCTCGCCCACTGGCGCATCCATAGGTCACGCCAATGTGATCGACTGCGACCGGACCCGTGAAGGCCATTTTTAGCCATGACACTCCTGCGGCTCCTGCCGCCCAAAAATTGGTGCAAGTTGTATCCCCTAGGAAGGCTGAAGACGCCGGGGTGTTTGAACTCGATGCTGACGCCGTCCCGCCTACAGTTGAAATCGGCGTGTTTGTGGCATCATAAAACACCACGTTCCCAACGACCATCAGACCATCTCCAGCTTGACCAGCGCTGTTTCCATTGAGACGCCAGTACTGGTGAGATTGGCCAAAGCATGCAGCGGCCAGCAAGACAAAAGCTAGAAGGCGGATCATCGTGTTACCCGGTAATTCAGGGTCATCGTTCCAGTAGTGAAGGAGCCCGACGTGTTGTTGACTAGCGACACGTTCACGGTGTTCGAGGTGGGCCATTTGTAGATGGTCAAAATACCATTCGTTCCGCTTGGGATAAATCCAGCTACAGCAATAGGGCTAGCATTGAAGTCCACCATGAGGTTGTCAGTAGTTGCAAGGCCCGTACATGTGCTGGTGAAGTCAGAATGAGCACCCGAGGCAACGGTGGTGCTGCCGATGTTGATGGAGCCTGAACAAACCGTGACCGTACAGGTAGCGCAAGCGATAGTCCCTGTGGTCGTGATCGGGCCGCCAGTAATTGGGGCGCTGGTGGCGATATTACTGACCGTTCCAGTCGCCCCACCTCCCGCAATGGTGGTCCATACGCTCCCGCTGCATCCCCATAGGACATTGTCCACGTAGTTGTACTGGCTAGCTTGCCCATTCGTGCAAGCCCCCGTTGGGTCGGCAGAGACATAAATCAGAGCCCTGACGGTAATGCCGCCCTGTGGATGGACGGGTACCGTAAAGAGCACGGCGATGAGGAGCACCACCAGCAGCAGATGATGAACTGGCTTCATATCACGCTATCATACAGAGGTGAAAGTAAATCCGAAAGCCCTGATGAAAGAGCCGGGGAGCGCTTCACGGGGCCAAGTTCCCGACGTAGCGCACAGCGCTATGGATGTTCCGTACAACACCTACCTCGATCAACTGGACCCGCGCGGAGATTCAGAGAAGTCGTTAGCCGTCCGTTTGGCGCTCGCTCAGACCACCGATACGAGGTTCCATCACTTCCTGGAACGTCTGTATTTGCCGCACTATCGACGTTACAATCTTGCGGGAATTGCCAAGACGTGCGGCATCGGGCTCGCTGAGTTCGGAGAGTTCTGGCAGAAAGCTCAGAACGTGCGGGCTATTGCCATCGTGCAGGACGGCATCGTGGAGATCGCTCCTGATATGGTTTCTGACGCCCACAGCCGAAAGGTCTACTGCGACCGCTGCGACGGAACCGGCTGGGTATTCGTGGATGGAGTAGTTCCCGGCATGGAGTTTGAACAAATGGGCGAGCGCAAGGTTCGTATGTGTCCAGCCTGTAAGGGGGATAAATCGATCAGCAAGCCGGGGGACACGGACTCACGCCGAATGCTCTTGGAGATGGCAGGGCACACCGGCAAGCGCGGAGGCGTCACGGTGCAGATCGCTCAGAACTTCGGAGGGGCTGGGATCGAATCGGCGGTGCAGAAACTAGCCCCGATCAGCTTCGATGTAGAGTTCGAGGAATCCCAAAAATAACTTTCACCTCTCTATACTCTTTGGATATGAGCAGCCTACGCTTGTGTGTTCTGTTGGCGCTGTTATCTCCACTGGTGCACGCCATGGAACCAGCGCAGGGCTTTTGCGAAAAGGGCGGCATCACCCTGATGACCGGAGGTAAGCCGGGGAGTCCCAAGATTCAGGGGTCCTATCCTTCCTGCACGGTGACGGTCTATCTGAACGGCACCATGACGCTTGCGACGATCTTCTCAGATAATAGCTCCACGCCGCTATCGAACCCGTTCACCGCAAACACCATTGGGATATGGGAGTTCTACGCGGCCAACGGGCGGTATGACGTGAGGCTGTCGAACGCGAATATCGGAACGCCGTTCCTGATCCTGCGTGACGTGGTTCTCTCGGACTCAGGTGGTGGGGGCGGAGGGACTCCAGGCGGTATCAGCGGGCAGATCCAGTACAACAATTCTGGTTCGTTCGGAGGGATCACGGGAGCGACCACCAATGGAACCGCCGTTACCCTGACATCGCCTACGTTCATCACTCCGGCCCTCGGAACACCCGCCAGCGGAGTAGGCACGAACCTAACGGGCATTCCGCCAGCCGCCGTCACATCGGCCCAGGGTAACGGCAGCAAGTTCCAACTGAGCACGGGGAGTACCACCACCAACGATTGCGTGAAGTTCGACGCCAACGGCAATACGGTAGATGCTGGAGGAGCTTGTGGAGGAGCAGCATCGAATGCGTTCTCTGCGCTAACCACCAGCACTAACACGACAGCCACGATGACGGTTGGCAGCGGAGCTTCGCTAGTGCGGTCAGGCACGGGCATCGTAGACGCGAACCAACTCCTAAGTACGGTCATCACGGGGATCACTGGCATGGTCAAGATGACATCGGGCGTGCCGAGCGCAGGAACTTCAGGAACCGATTACGTCGGACCGACCACGGCCACCACCTACACCGCTGGAGCGAAGCAGACGTTTTCGCAGTCGGGCACGACGGCTGGCCTTAACCTCGGCATCCTAACCGCTGATCCATCTGGGCCAGCACAGGGCGATGTCTGGTACAACTCCGGGGCGGTATTGTTTCGAGATGCCTCTGCTACGAGGACCTTCGCAACACTAGACGGCTCCCAGACGTTATCTAATAAGACGCTCACCACTCCGACCATCGGAAGTTTCGTGAACGCCACCCACGGACATACTAATGCGGCGGGGGGCGGCCAACTTACCGCTACTACCGCACTAAGCGCGACAGGGACGCCATCGGTGACCACCTTCCTCCGGGGCGACAACTCATGGGCCACACCTGGCGGAAGTGGAGGATGCACGCCAGGAGGGTCCGCAGGACAACTACTATCCGATACCGGCTCTGGAGGATGCGCTTCTTCGGCTGACTTCTCGATTTCCAGCCACACGCTACAGTCTGGAGCTTCAGGAATATTGGATCTGCACGCTTCAGGGACCAGCGGATTCTTTGTACCTGGAGGATATACGACTGGTTTGCTCCACGTAACTACAACGACTGGAGCGGTGGCTGGTGGACTTCTCGTAAATGCCGACATCACGAACAACACAATCGATATCTCGGCTAAGGTCACAGGAAACCTAGCGGTATCTCACTTGAACAGCGGCACCGGCGCCACGAGTTCTACTTTTTGGAGAGGCGATGGAACGTGGGCATCGCCAGCCGGAAGCGGAACGGTGACGGTCGTTGGATCTGGGACGCTTACAAATACCGCTCTAGTGACTGGCGGAGGAGCACAGACCGTGCAAACTCCCAGCGCCACCAGCACGTTGGATAGCAGCGGAAATGAGATTCTAGCAGGTACACTGACTACGGGCAACGGAAGTGGAATCGCTGGGGCCGACGATATGATTAACGGAACTGTGGCTGCGGTGCCTTCCAATAGTTTCGGTTGGGGAGTCGGCACTACGATGACGACCTCCGTGCGGCTTCAAACCCCCAATGCTGTTCCTTTAGCGAATAACGTGATGCTGTTCGGAGCACCTTCGTCTAACATCGCGACGTGGACATGGACGGGGATCAGTGGGACGGGGAGTTTCTGTATGACGACCTCCTGCGCGATGGTCACCCCAGCACTTGGAACTCCCTCCGCAATAGTTTTGACGAACGCAACAGGGTTACCGGCGGGCGCATTGCCAGTTGCTATTCGGCGCAGAGCGATTCCGTTTTCGATTGGTGATCCGCAGAATAGTGCCGCGTTGACGACCTCAAGTGTTTCGGCTGTTATAACGGTTCCTTTCGCCTGCACCATAAGCGGATACTCACTTCAGTTTGGAGTGGGGGACTCTGGGACAATCACAGTAAAGTTTTGGAAGGTCGCATCGGGCACCGCAATCCCCACAATCAGTAATGTCATCAACACCTCAGGCGTGGGGATCGCAAGCGGCACAGCAATTCAATCCAGTACGGTTACCGACTTCACGACCACCACCGTGAGCGCGAACGACATGATCGGCATGGTTGTTACCGCCGTCGCAACAGCAAAATCTATCACAGGACAACTCCAATGCGATCAGTGATAGTTCTACTTCTTGGTTTGTTCGTATTATGTCTACCCGCGTTATCGCTGGCTCCGACCTTCTACACCGCACCCTGTCTCCTTATTGGTGGAGATTGCAACGGACCTGGCGGGAACATGACGGTTGGCCCAGTCGATACCACCCCATATCGAGGTGGCTTCGCTGTCATCACGATAGCCACCAATATCCGAAACGCCTGCACTTCTTTCACCGTTACAAACACAGGAGGTGACACTTGGGTGGCGCATACCAATTATGCGAGCAGCGGAGGACCGGATGTTAATAACTGCTTGTGGACGGCCACTAATTTCCAAGGTAATGCGGGGGATATTATCAACGCATCCAACACCTCAGGCGCTTCTGTCTATGCTTCGATGGTAGTCGGCCTTTTCGATACAAGCCGGTCCACTAGTTCTCCTTTCGACCAATCGTCCGGTCTTGGCAGTACTGGAAACGTAACCACAATAGCGGCAGGCAGCGTAACCCCCACCCAGTGTAATGAATTAATCGTATCTGGTTTAGCGACGACCGGAGCTTCGGGAACACTCTCAGTGGACAGCGGCATGACCATCGGGGCCACGATTGTGGATGGGGTGGGCGGAGTCAACTACTGGAGTTCCGCATTGGCGTGGAAGGTGCAGACTTCTATTGCTGCGATCAATCCAACTTGGACGGACTCAGCGAACATTACGCACGCAACCAGTGTCGCGACCATCAAAGCCGCCAATAGCACCTGTCCAGGCGGAAATAGTCTAACCCCGGCGCATTCCTCCACGTTCTGATAAAGTTGGACGCATGACATACGTTGACCTCGCAGTTTTTTCCTTGGTGGTTCTACTAACGGTCGCCCTTGGTGTTGTCGGTTCACTCCGAGCATTGCGAAAGAGGTAAAAATTGAAGAGTTGTCTACTATTCTTGCTATCATTGCTGCCGCTCAGTGCTCAGCCTACATGGACGAGTTTTCGCAACGCACCGTACACCAATCCTCCGTACCCTACTTCGTGGTACAAGCCTCTCTATGATCCTATTTCACACACCGTTCTCATCTACGTGAACGACCAAGGAGACTCGATTTACGCCAATTCGTTTTGGGCGTGGAGTACCGCGGCGAGCACGATGACTAAGATTGGCACAAGCGGGTCCACTGGTACAAACGGAAGTAACTGCCCAGCAGTCACGGCTAGTTGGCCTAGGGATCGCCACCCCTACGGCCAGATGAGCATAGATACCCATGCGAATGTGCTTTGGCTCTCGGATGGAGCTAATCAGGTATGCCCGACGAGTTCCCCTGCCCCACCACTTGACCTTTGGAAGCTGGCGCTAACCGCTACGCCTACGGGGGACACATGGACGAGAGTGAATTTAACATCCAGCACTCTCGGGCAAGGTGAGAACGGTTGTGCTTATGACGGCGACGATGACGTAACGTTTTGCTTCGGAGAAGCAAATACGACGTTGCTGTGCTCGGCTAACCTAAACCCTACCCCTGGCACGTTCACCGCGAAACAAACGGCGGCGGGCTGTGTCAACAATAACGATTTCACGACGCTCACTACCAGCGGCACGGCTCCCACCGCGACTTCTAATCCAGGAGTTGCTTACGACAAGACCAACAAGAAGATTCTCGTGATAGGCGCGTTCACTCCCGGACCGACTCGGCTGATGAGTCTTACGGTGAACGTCTATGACGTGCCGACGAAGACCTGGAGCAACCCAGCGCCGTCTGGTATGCCGCCGGTGCCAAACCAGTACGATCCGAACTACATCGGTGTGCCTTTGGACTTCAACGTCAATGACGGTAAGTTCTACTACTATAAGCCAGATTCGGCAGTAGATGGGCTCTACACAATTGCCTATCCCTACTCAAGTTGGGTGACGGTTTGCACAACCTGTCAAGCAGCATTCACCACGCCCTACAATGCAGTCGGGATGGCTGTGGATGTCAGCCAGAATGCGCTGGTTATTTTCAATAATTCCTCAAGCTCCAGTCCCGCCAACTCCTATGATGGTAAAGTGTTTGTCGCAACACTCACCAACCCCGTGTTTGCTCCGATCACTATTACCGAGAAAGCGGCAACCACCACTACCAATTATCCAATTCAGTTGGGACGTGTGTTTGTTCAAGGCGCAATCGCGAACTACCCGCAGGCAGTCATCAACGGCACTCCGGTCACCACACAGGCTGATGTGATGAGCCGCTGGCCAGATACCTCAGTAAAGCACGCGGTCCTGTCGTTCCTAATCCCAAGCCTCGCTTCCGGCTCGACAATTACTGTGGCCTTCCAGAATCAGACCGGCTGTAATTGCGGCTCCGGGTCACGCTTAAGTCAGGCAACCATGCTAGGCAGTGGTTACGACTTTAACGCTCAGATAGTTCTCACGGGCGGAGTATCAGCAACGGCGGACGCCCGAACGATGCTTAACGCCGGCTCATGGACGTATTGGCTCCAGGGCTCTATCAACACCTGCGCCTTGATTGCCGACGACTCACTGACTCGCGCCTATGACATTGGATCTGATTCGCATAAAAGTTTGCGTCCTCGCTTCGAGGCGTGTTTCTGGCCAACCATCAACAAGGTCAGGGTGCGAATCACGCTGGAAGATGCGGACACAATCGCGCTCCAGGACCAATCCTACAGCGTCGTACTTAAGACCGGAAACGCGTCTCCCGCAACGGTCCTTACGCAAACCAGCATCACGCATTCTGGCATGACGCGGTGGTCTCGGGAGTTCTGGATCAACACTGCCCCAACCGCCATCGAGATCAACCACGATTTCACGTACCTGGCTTCGACTAAGCAGATTTTCAATTACAACCAAGCTGCAACTCCTACGGCGACCTCCGAGCTAGCTAGTTGGGCGAGTTCTCCGCACGACCTATTCTATACGGATTCTGGGTTTTACACGAAGTACATGCCCACAACTGGAGGCCGACAAGAAATTGCTCCGCTACCCTTATGGGTGGTCATCTGGGCTTACACTCAGAACTACCAGATGTGGGATGTCCTAACTCGCATGTCGGAGCTTTCGATGACTTGGCCAGTCCATTTTAGGGAAGGGACAAACACCAGGAGCAGCGGCACCAGATTCTACGATCAGGCCCATGCGCTGGCGGCGTTAGGGTTACCTGTGTCTACTGCCGGACATCCCACCCTTGCTCTTAATAATCCGACCGGATCGAGCGATTCATCTGATAACATTACCGCCGTGGGCACTCTAACGGATCAGGGCTGGACGCCGGATCAGTCGCACGGATTCGATGCTTGGAACTTGGTCTATTTGCTACGCGGAGAGTATACGGACTACGAAGAGTCCCTGTTTTGGCATTCCTATAACTCACTGGAGGATTCGGCGGATTCCTCGGTTGGGTACGGCCGAGGGCCAACGGGAGCTGAAAGCGTGCTTACGGTGGTTCAAACCCGCGCTACAGCTTGGGTACTAAGAACACGCGCTAACCTTGCCTGGGCGGCTCCAGACGGAGCCATCGGCACTGAACTGATTCAGGGCATGGCCGACGCCTTCTCCGCAATGGAAGGCGGATACAACATCACTACGGGTAGCTATAACGGTAATCCCGTTTGGACTTGGCAGGCTGGCAAATCTATCTTTCTAATGAGGGACACAGCTAATAATCCGTCACCCCTGGGACAGGTAAATTTCGGGGATACGGGGCTTCTGGACGGCCTCAACACCTCGACGGTCGCAAGAGGCGTAACCACATGGGAAGAGGATTTCATGGTAATTGCTGTTGGGCGTGCGGTAGAACTTGGGTTCTCTGGAACTCCAACTTTGGCATTCCTGGGGCAGCGTATCGTGGGTGAACTCACTAACTCTGGATACAACTATTTTTTGGCAGCGGCTTACGAGCAACCGGCCGGCAACATGAGCAATACGTGGTTCGGTACGACCTTTACGCAATTGAAAACCGGATATCTAGATCCCAATTTTACGGATTGGACGGGTACAATGATGAGTCCTGGAGACGCAGGTAACTGTGCGGATTGCTACCGCTATGTTGCAATGTCTGCCTCTTCATTCACCACCTCATTAACTAACGGAGGGCCAGCATGGAGCCTCATAGCGGGGATCTTGTTAGGAAATTCAGTAATCAGCGCTAGTCCGCAATTCGCTATCGTTCCTCGTGGTGCCGTCCTATTGGGGGGCAGCGGACTCAGCGGACAGGTTAAACTACAAGGACAGACGGTGATCCATTGAAACTATTCCTTATTCTGATTCTGGCGAGTGTGGCATGGGCGGAAGATCCGAAGCCTACACAACCTCATCTCACCTCCGACGATCTTCTGCCGTACTACAAAGCTCAGGGTGCAGCCAGTAGCATAGTGGCAGAGATTAGCACGCTTCAGGAACAACTGAAGCAAGCGCAAGCCGCGTTGTCCGCAGAAGTCCAGAAGCTACAGGCGAAGTGCGGAGCCAATGGCATCGTGGGCGACGGCAAGGAAAAGGAATATGACTGCGGGCTACCACCTCCGTCGCCTGCCCCAGCCAAATGAAAAGCCTCCTCGCGTTCTTCCGGCCGCTTCGTTCCATCGCTCAAGAACTGAAGATACTCAGAGAACTATACGAACTCGATCTTGGTTCCCGTAATCCTCCCCTCTATCGATTCACTGAGAAGCCGAACCAAAAAGACACGGAGGTCATGTACACGGGGATGGTCGATAAGCGTCCCCCGTGGAAGAAAGCATTAGGCTGGGATCAGGAAGATGAACCGGAATAGATGTACTCGACCGCTATTGTCGAACGCCGTCTCTACGCGGCCCGCAAAGCAGGATTGACCTACCGCCGTCTTCCGCGGGCAGATTCTATCGAGATCGCCGGAAAGCTCGAACGGCTCCGTCACGACAAACACGGCAGGCCGCTCCCTGAAGGCCAGTTGGCGCGGCCCGTCAACCCCGATGAGCAGGCGCACATAGACTCCGAACTGTCGATCTGCAAGTGCGACTTAGAGTACTTCTTTCTGCGCTACTACTCGCTCCGCATCGACCCCGGTGTCGGTATGGGCGGCGACCAGGACTCGCTTAAGATCGGCCCACCACCAGAACTGCTCGAATCTCAGAAGCGATTCATCCATCTGCTCGGACGACGTGAGGAGGAGTGCGCCGAGGAGCGCAAGAAATACAAGTTCACGGTCGGGATCCACGCCTATTTCCACAAGGTCCGGCAGGTGGCAGCGACCGCTACGGCACGGGCGATGACACTCCACCGGATGCTGTTTTGGCCAGGGCAGCACTGCTTCGCTGCATCGCTCGATGAGCCCCGCGTCAGTGAGTTGTTCAGCAGGGACCATACCGCCATCGACCGCCTGCCGTTCTGGATGAAGCCCAAGATGTATCCCGACGTTAAGGACACCGAGATCGGCTTCGAGTCTCCCATCTCAACGCGCTGCGTCTATCAGGCTGAGAATCAGCAGCAAGGACGCGGTGGATTGGGCGTTGGTATGCAACTAGACGTATCGCATCTTACCGAGGTCGCGCTGTGGCAGGGACCGTCCTACATCGACTTCTCATTCTGGCCAGCGATTCCGAAAGCCTCAACCACGCTGCATATCGAAGAGAGCACAGCTAACGGCAAGGGCTACTGGCAAGAAGTGACGGAGGCGGCGCGGCACAAGAAGCGCGGCTTCGAGCACTGGGTCTATGCGTTCATTCCGTGGTATTTCAACAAGATGAAGTACCGCGACATCGTGGCTCCGAACTGGGTCCCTGATGAGCATACGATCCGTCACGGCGCATTAATCGAACGAACTAGCCCTGAGTTCAATGACGGCGTGGTGTACCGCCCGACCCTCGAACAGCTTTACTGGTGGGAGTCCACGCGGGCATCCTACATCCGCAAGATGGCACTCGCTGAGTTCCTTACCAACTATCCCGCCACTCCTGAGCAGTCCTTCCAGAACCCCCAGCAGGGGGCGCTGCCAGCGGAGTTGCTTGAAACGATGGAGCAGGACTGTGGAGACTTCGATGCGTTCGATGTGGAGATTGCGGCGTAATGCAAGACGCTTACCACGTCTCTGGCTCCAATCTTAAGCTCACGCAGGAGTCCGAGGAGTCCATAGCGGACGACCCACGCGGCCTCGTACTGATGTTCGAGGAGCCGAAAGCCAATGCGACCTACATCATGGGCGGCGATCCCACGGTGGGCATCACGGGGTGGCAGCGGCACCTTCGCGTGGACGGCGATGAGAAGACCGACAACGCCGCAATCGAAATCTTCCGCGTCGATGCGATCAAGATGCCGCTACTAAAGAATGGAGCACCCGACATCGACCCGCTGACCAAGGTGCAGCGATTCATCTATCGGGACTTGCAGGTCTGCGAGTTCGCCGCTCCGGTCGATTCGGTCGAGATGGCCCGTATCGCTAACATGCTCGGACGGATCTACGCAGGGACCGAGGAGGATCAGTGCGAGTTCATCTTTGAGAGTTATCCTGGCCCTGGGATTCTCACGACGCAGGAATTATTGCGCTTGGGCTATGCGAACTTATGGTACTGGGAAACCATCGCGGATTCCGTAGCCGAGCCGACACGTTCTATCGGCTGGCACTCCAACAGCAACACCCAAAAGATCCTGTGGTATCGCTCGCGTCGTCACCTGATGGAACGCCGCGCCAAGATCAGTTCGCCTTACCTGCTCGCTGAATACTCGAATGCCGTCATCGACATCGAGAAGATGCGGGCGCGGGCAGCTTATGGAGCGAAAGATGACCGCATTCAAGCCGCCAACCTCTGTTACTGGGCAGGTCATAAATGGGCGTATGATCCAGAACGGACTGAGGAGCCGGTCACCGATAAACCCTTTGTCGAGCACCAGAACTATGCGCCGACGCTGGGCGAGTATCGCTCGTATCGCGAGCAGTGGATTGACGCAGTGGACAACTGGGGCTAGCGATAAATGAAGCTAGGCCGTCTGGTTCTTCCGTTGACTCCCACGAATTGTTCTGACAGGCCAGAACCAAAGTCCTCTTGGTGCTTCAGTTCCCAAGCAATTTGACATCGTTGGGCGAACGCCTCTTCGTTTAATGCGGGCCATGCGATCCGCTTGCGGGATAGAGGCCCCGCGCTCATGTCGATTGCATTCGGCTCTGGCGGTGGAGTGCGCGGGCGCAATTGCTCAGGCGAAGCAAGAATGGGCATCGCTGCATATATGCCGTAGACAGCCTGCGCGATTATCTTTCCGAAGAATCTACGAGTCATAAAATTGACGTGATCCGTGGTGGGAGTCGAACCCACTCATCTTGCTCCGTCCCACTTGTACCGAACGGAACCAATCCCTACCGCTCTCCCCGCCTGGAACTGCAAGTGCCGGGACGGACCACTAAGGAATCGTACCATGACTTTCACCTAGCTTGACACGTAAATCTTTCACCCATAGAATGAGGGACGTACAGTATGAAAGCCGATACTCTTTCCAAAACGGGGGCGCTTCCTCCGGCCCCCGTCTTTTTGCCAGAGGTGATTACCTGCACCACGAAGGATGAGCCGAACGGCTGGGTCACAGCGTCGGTCAAGATCCCACCGGAGATCGCGAAGCGTCTGAAGGGGCGGGCATTCCATCAGGACCTCGGCGAATACTTGAACGAGAACATCATCAAGCGGTCCATTGAAGGCCATGTTTTTTAAGATCCTAGCATCCATTGCGGTCATAGCCTTATGTGTGTGGGTTAATGCATGCTCCGAAATGTGGATCGTAAACAATCGAATTGAGCAAACCGATTCAGGACTTCTTCAGTTAGGATGGCTTGAGATTTTTTACATTCAAGCATTTGGGATAAGCGGCCTTTCTGTATGGCTCATCGACAAGGGTATATGGAAAGGCAGATTACTTTGAACGGAACGGTGATCTGTGAAATATGTGGACAGCTGCGACCGCAAGGATCATGGCCCATCTGTAGTGACGGGACCGGCAAGCACGGCCACACCATGCCCCACGGAGGAAGCCGTATCACCGCCATGCACCACTCCGAAAAGTCTGTCATCTATCGCAATCCGCGCACGGGTGAAACTCGATACCCGCCACGGAACGACCAGCCAATCCCTCCTGTCTATGCTCGACAAGGCTATGAAAGAGTGGAGTTAGACACTCCGCAAGCCATCCGGCAGTACGAAAAAGAAACAGGCCGCATCCACGAACGGTCCTGGTACGATCCCGGTAGTGCGACGGCAGAACGAGACATGGAAGCCTGCCTCAACGCGCCTCCGATTCGCGGTTTGGACGAACCAAGCGTATAATCGGCTTCAATGGCCGACAACTTCTCCGATCTCCCGCCGTTACGCGACGATGCAGCCAAGCCCGGAACTCGCGATTACGCCATAGTCGAGTGGTGCGAGGGGAAGCTGAGAGCCGGTCAGCGGTTCGTTGAAGCCTCGGTCGGCTATGACAAGATCAATCAAACGCTCGATGCGATCTTCGCCAATGAGCGCGAATCCACCGCTTCTTACGTACCCACGCCGAAGCCGCTCTCGCGCACCAAAGCCAACCTCACCGCCAAGACCGCCGAGGATATCACAGCGCAATTGACCGACACGCGGGTGTTCTGGAACTATGGCACGCGCAATCCGAAGTACGAAGCGCAGGCCCGTATCTCGAACAAACAAGCGGAGGACTGGTACACCTCACGGTTGATCGACCTGAGAATCGGGGACATCATCAGGTATTACGCGGCGGCTGGTACTGGCTGGGCGCATCTCTACTACTCCCGCCGGCTGAACGACATGATGATCGATGCGGAGGACCCGCGCTGCGTGTTCCCCGTCGAGCCAATCTCCTACCACACGATCCAAGACGCGCTGGGCGTCATCATTCGCAAGCCGCGCACGCCGGACTGGGTACGGGCTGAATATCAGAAGGAAGTGAAAGCTGATATCGGAGACCCTGGCATCTTCGGATGGTTCACTCGCGTGTTCGGCGGTGCATCGAAGAATCGCGTCAGTGGTCCGCTGTCGAAAGGCGCACGCGGCGAGGACGATCCGATCCCTGCTACGCCTACTGTGTTCGTCAACACGATGTACTTGAGCGATCCACGGACGAACAAGACTAATGAAACGGTCTACATGGGCGAGTGGAAGGACGGTTCTCCGCAGACACAGTGGTCCTATACCGTTAAACCAAACAAGCCGCTCTATCCGTTTAAGCGCATGATTGTGTGGGGCGGCGGGGCGCTGCTTTACGATGGACCGTCTCCCTACTGGCACGCCAAGTTCCCGCTCATCAAGCTCACACTCAATCCGTGGCCGAAAGCATGGCTCGGCAAAGCTCCGCTGTGGGATATCCTGCCGCTGGTCGATTCCCTGAACGCACTGCTCCGGGTGATCGATGACCATGCGGCGCAGGTGGCACAGCCCAGCGTTACCGCAGACCGCAACGTATCTCGGGCGGAACTCGATAAATTCAATTCGCGGACGCCTGGTGCCAAGATCCGCACCAATCTTGCATCTGGAAAGGGCATTCAGATCAACAATCCGCCGCCACTCGATCAGTCGCTCTGGCAGCACGTCAATTGGATCATCGACATGGCGAAGAATCTCGCGGGCACTGCGGACGTTTCGCAGATGGCGCAGCTCGCGCAGATCCCCAGCGACGACACCATCGACACGATCATGAAGGCCATGACGCCGGGAGCGCGGCTCCGTTCGCGCATCCTCGAAGGCTTCATGAAGGAACTCGCTGAGATGTACCTGTATTGCATCGCGGAGTTTGAGACGCTGCCAAAACGCATCGCGAAGTTCGGGCCGTCCGCAATCACCACTGAGGATATGGACTTCGATCCCAAGACGTTCATCCCCGACAACATTCCTGACGGCGATCCCGGCGACATCGCTTCGTTCACGGATGCGCTGGGGACTGACGAGCCCATGCCGCGCTATGCTCGCGCACGCCTCATGCTAGAATCGTTTGCCTACAACTACAAGCCTGGATCGCTGCTCAATAGCGCCGCGCAGCAGGACCGCATGGAAGATTTGCTGCTCTCTAAGATGGGCTATCTGTCCGTGTTCACGCTGATGGAGAACCTAGGCAAGATGAACTTCGCGCCTCCTAGCATCATCGTGCCTAACTCCGAACTGGAGCGCCTACAACTTCAGCAGCAATTGGGGATTGGTATGATCGCGAACGCGCAGGGCCGCAAGGCTACGGACTCCGCACCGCCGCAAGTGTCTAACGACGGCGGGGGCGACGTGACGTTGCAGACGAGTTAGTCACGCGATATTCCCCACCATTCGTACTTGGATAGATCGGTGTTGTCGGCCTCAAGTTGTCCGGTTAGACCGCGAACTCGGCATGATCCAGACGCCATTGACCCAGTGTCCGTGAAGATTCTCGCGCCGCAATCATAGACCGCGTATTCCGGCGAAACTATTGTTGGAGTGTCGCCTCGTATGTTTTGAACGTACAAATCTCCCACAATTCCGATGCGTGGAGAGTTACAGAGCGGGCACTGTTCGGGCACTTCCATAACGATTCAGGGTATCACAAGTTTAACCCAAACTTTCCCCTAACTTTATAGGTTAAATTAAGTCCTTTGTTTTCCCTCACTTGACAAGGTTTCTAGTTTTGCCGTATTCTCTCTGCTAATGGCTAACTCAGATCCTCTTTGGATCGAACACTCTGGAATGCAGAAGGGTGCGCTCGGGAAGAAAGCGAAATCTGCGGGCATGAGCACGATGGGCTTCGCCAAAAAGAAGGAAGATTCTCCCGGCAAGTTGGGCAAGGAATCGCGGCTCGCGGAGACTCTCTCGAAACTACGCCGCAAAGGAGCGACCAAGTGAAAGAAGAGAAGAAAGAGCACATGGGTAAGAAGCACCACGAGGGCATGGGTAAACACGGCGGTCAGCCCGGTCTCGGCAAGAAGGAAGTCGGCTTCTCAGGTAAGCTCGGCAAGAAGCACAAATCCTTTGGCAAGGAAATGTCTCCCGCAGGAAAGTAAGTGACCAGCCCCTCTCCATTCCCGTCGCCCCAAGCAGCCACCGCATCGCTGCCTCCGTTGCCGGATCTTTCGAGCAACTCGCAGAGCGCGGGCGGGGAACCACCGAATGCGCTGGCTTCGATCCTGAGCGGCATCGCTCCGGTCAAGAGCGCGGTGGACCAGATCAATCAGGCTTGCGCCTCGATTATCAAGTCGGGCTCGGTCCCAGGAGCGGAACAGATTTGCGGTCAGATTGTGGCAATGGCGACCTCGCTGCTGCCGATGGCCGCGCAGAACGCCTTTCAACCAGCCGGTGCCGGTGGGCCTCAGGGCGGTATGACGCCCATGCCTCCGTCGCCCGGTGGACCGCCGCCCATCGCAGGAGGTCCCCAAGGATAGCGCATGACAGCCAAAGAACTAGCCGAATATCTGGTGCAGGATGCGGGCCTCGATGCCCCGACCGTCGAAGTCATCATGAAGGGTCTTGTGAATGACAAGGTGAACGCCAAGGCGCAGACGCTCCTTCAGAAGAAGGACTATGACGAACTCGAACGCCGCGCCGCCGCTCTGGAGTTGAGTTACAACGGCACGCCCCAGCGCCCCGGCTCAAAGGCATACGAAGAGTGGTACGCCAAAAACAAGCCTGCTATCGAGGAGCTTCAGCGCAAGGCCGCGATCTATGAGGAACGGTTCGGGCCTCTCGACCCGAACACTCCCGTGAAGCCATCGGCAGCAGCAGCCGCCGCCACGACCACATTCAACGCCGAGGACGTCCAAAAGATCGTCAATGAGACCATCCAGAACAACTACGCGCCGCGCTGGTCGGACTTGCTGACCAACACCGGCAGCATCGTCCAGAAGCACATGCGCTCGGGCCGCAAGACCGACATCGATTTCAAGAAGCTGGGCGAGATCGCCGCCACCAAGAACGGTGACCTGATGGCCGCTTATGACGAATGGGATGCCCCTGAACGTCAGGCAGCAGAGAAAACACAGACCGAATCGGAGATCAAGCGCCGCGTCGATGAGGAACTTGCGAAACGTCAGACCCCGCAGTTCTTCCCGGCAGGTGCCGATGCGACACCCTCGACCCAGGGAATCACGCGCTCGACCGCAGATCGCAAGTACGACCGCAACAAAGTTGTCGAAGCCGCAGTTACTGGCAAATATGAGCCAGCGGTGCAATAGTAGGTAAGTTAAAGAAAGCAGGGTACTTATACGCCGGACACGCTCTCTCAAATTGAAGTAACCACGCGGCGCTACATCGACGAGCAGCCGAAATTGCGGGACTTGGTTTTCAACAAGGACCCCCTGATGTCCTTTCTCGACGAAAACTGCCTCGATGAAGTCGAGGGAGGTTCCACGTGGAACGACAACATCGAGTATGACGTCCAGGATGGCGGGTCGTACTCGAAAGGACAAGACCTCCCGGCTGACCAGCGCCAAATCGAGCAGCAGCTTCGGTTCGACCCGAAGTACCAAGCGGTTCTGATCCCATTCTACAAAGAAGACATCAAGGTCTTGAACAACGGGCCGCTCGCGGTGGTCAAACTGGTCGAAGAGCGCGTGGACAGTGCCTACATGCAGTTGGGCGCTCAGACCGCCTTGCAGCTTTACTTGCAGGGGCAGTCCGGCAACTACGTCAAGCTCATCAACGGCTTGATGGAGGCGCTTTCGGACGGAACCACGGCGGGTCTCGATGGCAACTCCTACCCGATCTACGGGACGCTGACCAGAGCCACTTATGGCGGCCGTATGCTCGCGCCCGCCCCGGTGACCATCACTGGCGCCATCACGCTGCCGATCATGGAGTCGATGTACCAGTCGGTCAACTACGGGTCTGGTGAATACGAGCCGAACATCATCCTCACTACCGTCAAGGGCTTCGGCTATATCCGCAACAACTACCAGACCCAGCAGCGGTTCCAGAACGTGACCGTCGCCAAGGGCGGCTTCCGTGGCCTGGAGTACAACGGCGCGGTGATCCTGGCCTCCCGCTACGCTCCCGGTTCGTACCTCGAAGCATCGAATGGCACAAACGACCGCGTGGCAACCCGGTACTTCACCTACACCACCAGCGGCGCTGTGACTTCCTACCCGGCTCTGACTGGGATCGGGAGCACCGGCGAATCGATCTGGTTCATGAACGCCCGCAAACCGATGATCAAGTACCGCATCTCGAAGAACGCGCCGTTCAACGGTTCACTCGACGATGACGGGTTCATCCCGAGCGCAGGCAATACCAAGATCGTCGGGAAGATCCTGCTGGCTCACAATTTAACGGTCCTTCCGGGTTATCATTGCTACGGAATGGGCTTCACAGGCTAAGTAAACAAAAGGACTTAAAGGAGAAAACGAATGGCTCAAGTATACCCTCGGATTCAAAATCCATTCATGCCCCAAGGGACGCCAGACAAGACCAATTCGCCCACGCCATTCTACGCTCCTGGCGAGATCGGCTCCGCGTTCAACGACCAGAGTTCGGGCGGCTCCTACCTCCGCGTGCGCCTGGATTCCGGCGCGACGTCCTCGACCTCCGTTGGCGCGGTCGCGGCGGGGCAACTGGCATTTTGGAAGGATCAATCTCAGGCGCTCGTCACTAATGACAAGAATCAGTGCGACGTCGGACCTTCGGGCGCGATCAATCGCGTGGCCGGCATCTTCCAGCTTGCGGTCACGGCGGCTCCGGGGATCAACGATGCCAACGGCAACCCCGTCACCTACGTCTGCGATCTGGTGATCCAGAAGCGGGCTTACCCGGTACAGGCGAACGGCACCATCCTGGCTGGCACCTACGCGATCGCGGACACCACCGCCAATACCGCCCGCGTTATCAGTCAGTCCACTGTTACCACGGCTCCCGTGAGTCAGGTGATCGGTGTGTGCGCGAACAGCGTTCTCGGCGCTCCGGGGCCTGCTAACACCACGCCTGTAGACATCAACATCGGCTTCGTAGACTAAGGAGAATCAGCATGGCCGCAGTCACTTTCGGAACCCCGGCACAGTCCCGGCACATCATTGGCGATCTGGTCATGCGGATCTACGTGGTCAACGGGGCCAGCGGGTCCACGTTGGTCACCGGATTGACCGATATCCTGTGGATCGACAACCAGAACTTCACGCAAGCTGGGACGGCTTCGCTCATCACCGGGATCAGTAATTCCAGCGGAACGCTTACATTCACCTCATCGAACACGATGGTCAACGAGGTCATCCAGGTCATCTCCAGGGTTGGATAGAGCCGTGTGGACAACTACGTTACTCTATCGAATCGCCTCCTAAGTCGCTGCCCTGCGATTGGGCCAGTCCTCGCTGGACAATTCGTTAATGACTCATGGAGAACGCTTCAGTCCCGCAACGAGTGGAGCTGGCGTCGACGTTCGGGGACCTTCGCGCCGCCGAACCTCTACCAGACTGGACAAGCCACCACGAATGTAGCGGCGGGCAACCCCAATCTAATCACCGGAACGGGCACGACATGGACCGCCGACATGATTGGATCGCAGATCCGCATTGGTGGACTGCTGTATCCCTATTACACAATCGTTGGGTTCTTATCACCCACATCCATCCTGATCGACCAGCCATGGGCGGGGCCGGATGTCACGCTTCAGCCCTATCAGATCCTCCAGATTTACTTCCCAGTCCCAGACGACTTCGGCTACTGGCTATACCTCATTTCGATCAAGGACGCCTACAGGTTGTGGACGAACGTAACAGAGTCCGACCTGGCAGTGATGGACCCGCAGCGCACCAACCAGGGCCAGACCTACGCCTGCGTCTTCCGCGACTACAATCAGTTGTTCGGCGGCAGCATCGGGCCAGTGCTTCCTGTGGCCGCTGTAGGGGCAGCGCCGATCTCTACGACGTCCACTGGCTTCTCCTATGTATCGAACGCCACTTACATCATCCAGGTCGTCCTGGGCGGCGTGAGCGGCACGGCAACCTTCCAGTGGATGCGGTCAGGACAGACGGCGTTCCAGCCCACCCAGACCACCTCCGATCTCGCACAAGACCTGATGGACGGGGTGCAGATTTACTGGCCAGACTCTGCGACCTACGTGGCGAACGACCTATTCGTCATCAACGCGCAGTCGGTTGTGACGCAATCGGGGCCGCGCTATGAACTATGGCCGGGGCCGACGTTCAGCGGATACCTCTATCCCTATCAGTACCTCGTGAAGGAATACGACCTGACCGTGGATGCGCCGTCGCTTCCGCCGTTCGTGGCGAATCGCGGTGAGGTGCTGATCGAGATGGCGCTAGCGAAATGCGCGACCTTTCCTGGTTCCGACATGGACCATCCGAATCCATACTTCAATTTGAACTTATCCCAACTTCATTACGGGCGGGCAATGGACTTGATTGAGGATATGGAGCGCAACGATCAAGAAGTTGGACAATCTCGCGTAGATTATCAGCAATATCCAATGTCGCCAAGTCCGTGGCTGGATGGGAGTTGGCAGCAAACGCACGCACCTTTTTTGAACGGTTAGAATAGAACGAAGGAGAAACACAATGGCCGAACCAAAAGCAGAGCAACCCGAATCGATGCCCGACACCAAGTCCGGTATCTGCACGCCCGCTGGATACAACGGGAAGGAACCCAAGTCCATCGACGCCCCGGTTAAGTCGTATCCTGGCAGCGGATCAATCGGCAAGGGATCGAGCAAGACAGGCGGGATGATCGAAGGCCCTGCCTCGGGCGGAAGCCGCAAGCGGTAACCGTGAGCCTTGCCTTATACGACTACTACGCTCGGGGCGCTGTCCACGCAGCTAGGCGTGCTGCTCGACGACACGTCCGAGTTGTACTGGACGCAAGCTGAGAAGTTCTACGCCATCCAGGAGGCGCTCCGGGTCTGGGGCGCTTTCACGAACTACTGGCGTGCGCGTGGCACGTTCAACCTCAACCCAGCGGCCTCTCCCTACTATGACCTCTCGGTAGTCCTGCCGACGCTCCGCACGCGGACGTGGACGCTCAACCAACTGACGCAGGAGATTCAGTTCGCCTGCCTCGAAGCGGCCAACGGCATCGGCGGGGCCGGGATGAGCGGGCAGATTAGCGTCACCTCTATTCTGCAATCCATCCAGCGAGCGCGGAACCAGTTTGTCATCGATGCACGTTTCCCGTATTCGGTTCTAACCGCCCCGGCCTCGCCGTCTTCACAGGGCGTGGTGCAGTTCACGCAGAGCGCGGTCTACGTCCATCGGGCAGGCTGGCAGGATAGTTTTACGGGAACATGGACGAACCTCTGGCGAGAGGATGCGTGGTCCATCGACAAGGCCGATCCGAATTGGACACTTGAACCCGGAAGCCCTGCGGTTTACTCCGAATCGGAACTATCACCGCTGCAACTTCAGGTTGCGCCTCCTCCTCTGAATGTTGGCTCAATGGAACTACTGGGCGTGCCCTCCATGCTGATCGACCTGACCAATCCAAATGCCACCTTCAACGTGCCAGACGAGTGGGTTCATGCAGTCAAGTACGCGGCGCTTCAGGATATCTTCTCGGCCGAGTCGCAGAACAAAGACCCGCTACGAGCTCAGTACGCTCAGATGCGGTATCAGCAGTCCATCGACTTCTGCAAGAATGCTCGCTCGATCATGCGGCTCCTAATCAATGGAGTTCCACTGCCTATCGATGCATTCGCGGCCATCGATGCGGGCTTGCCGTTCTGGAGGAACCAGCAGCAGCGCCCGCAATTGGCGGGCGTACTGTATGACTTCCTCGCGTTCGCCCCCACTCCCGATCAGGCTTACGGCATTGCTGCGGACGTGGTGCAGAGCGCACCGATCCCGCTGGTGGCTGGAGACTTCATTCCGGTGGGACCGGAGGACATTCCTCATCTGATCGACTACGCCACGCACTACCTGACGTTTAAGTGCGGCGGTCAGGAGTTCAAGGATTCCTTCGCGCAGTACGATTCGTTCCTCGATGCGTGCTCGATGCGCGGTGGAATTAACAAGGCGAAGATTCGTTACCTGACACCGCTGTTCGGTCAGCCGCAAGCGGAGTCCGCGATGCGACCGGACGCTATGGAGAAGGCCAGTGCCTGAGATCATTCGCGCACAGACTAGGCTTAACTGCTTAGGAATCGATTTGGTTCACCCAGTCGATAAGATGCCAGAGGGCTACTATCCGTACTTGTCGAATGCTCGCGTCGTCTCCGAGGGCCGGATAGATTCACGACCTGGCTTCACGCAGTTCAGCGGGCCTGCTCTGTCGAATTACCATTCAATCCGCCGTCTCAATGATGAGGATCTTTCCGAAGCTCCAAGCGGCTATATCTATGTGGCGGGTAATGGAACCACTTTAGAGGCCGGGGTCGAGAGTGCGTTGACGACTGTGGATACAGGATACTCCGGCGATCCCCTCTCCCTACTGACATTCCGTCCTGACGCATCTCCCGAGTCGTGGATGTACGTCTATGATGGGAACAAGCAATCGAAGGTAAATCCTGGGGGAACGGTTAGGGATATCGGAGTCGCACCGCCTCCCGGTCCAGTTGAGGCGACCTACGGGACTCCCGCGATCGCCACTATCGACGATGGTCAAGCGGTAACAGTTGGAGGAAATCAGTGGCTCACCATCGGTGACGTAATCGGCGGCGGTATTCCCGCGCTGCCGGCCACCTTAATCAATCGTGAACTGACTCCCACCGGAGGATCGGTGACATCGACGATCAACCAAATCGTTTACGATTCGGGATCAGTCGGCTGGTGCTGCATGAATGTAGTCACCTCCGACACTTCGGTGGATAACGAACCGATCTGGGCGGGACCTCGGATGAAGGTGATCCTCGGAACCGGAGGCGGTGCGGAGACCTGCTTGCTCCGTGAGATCCATCCTAAGATTCCAGATACAACACTCGCCGGAATTTATTACGATCCAGGTTCGAGCGGCCTGTGCACTGCGGTGCTGGCATCTTCCCCCGCTACTCTCGCCCGTAATTCGCTCATTGCAATTGGGAGCGAAGCGGTACGTGTTCTTTCGTTGAGCCTATCACCAGATGGATCTACCTATTCCATTCGATGCCGCACCACAGTCGGTCATGTCGCTGGGGAAACGGTGACGGGGTTAACGTCATGGTATGTCTTCACGATCAACACTCACACCGCGGGGGAAGCTGTATCCACGAACTGCCTAGCGGCTGTGGGTGCGGCATTTGGGAATAATTATGCCGAGATGATTCGGCTTGCCAATATCGATGCTTCGACGGCGAATGGACGCCCGATCTCGCTTGCAAACGACTACATGCACCTGTCGTTCCTGGCCTCGAATGCTCCGGCCATCGTTGCCATGGAAATCGGCATTGATATCGATGTGGCCACGTCTACATTGAATGTTCCACCTGCTTCGGATACGGACGCCTTCAGTAACAATTACATCCTCTGGACGCTAGCCCCGGAGCAAATCTTTGGGCCTGGAGGACCACCGTCTGGAGCGCCCGCGGGGCTGGTATGGAACGAGATTGTCGTCAAGCTATCGGAAGGCGTTAGATACGGGAATGACCCGACACGCACTCTCGCTTCGATCCGGGCACTAAAGATCAAACTGTACACCAGCAGTGTCGTGACACAGTTCTTTTTCGACTGGTGGTACGTCTTCGGCACCTATGGGCCTGAGATTCAGACTAGCGATCCCGCTGGTTATCTATATGCTTCCGCTAATCGTGATTCAACGACCGGCGCTGCTTCAGTAATCGGCCCTCCGACGCGGTATGAACTGAATCCACTTCGTGAGCAGGTGCTTGTCACGCCCTTGACCTCGACCGAGGTTGGGGTAGATTCGCTCGACGTTTATCGGCAAGGGGGGACGCTTTCCAATCCAACTTATGACGGAACCGTCGCGAACAATCCAGGCTCTCCGAACGTATTCTTGGACAACCAGCCGGATACGAGCATTCAATCGAGTCCCCAGGCGGATCTCACACTAATCCAGCCCTGGCCGGTAGTGGATCTTCCTTGGAGCGGCACGTGCAATGTGGTCGGGACCAGAGTAATAAACACGGGCGGCACAAGTTTCAACGTTAAACTACTCTCTGGTCAGGTCATTCTCATCAACGGAATTGCTTATCAGGTTTATGGACAGCCGGACAACTCGGCTCTCTTGAATCTGTTTACCTCAGGAGGGGTGCTTACCGGGGCCACGTTCCAAGTACAGTCTCCGACTCTCGGGGCACAGCCTATGCCGTTCGCATTTGGGCCGCTCGAAGGCCCGTTCGCTCCGGTGGCATTCGCGTTGGGTGACCCGCGCAGCCCAGGGACGCTTTATTATTCCAACTCAGCGAACCTCGATGGAGCGAGCGATAAGAACACGCTGGAAATCTGCGGACCTGGAGAACCCCTGATCTCTGGGGCGACATGGAATGGCATCGTCATCGTGGGATCGCGGGAGAATATCTATCTGGTTCGGTATACCTATCAGCAGACACCGCTGTTCCAATTTCAACGACTTCCTTCTCCTTCCGGTATGTGGTCACGCTGGGCCTGCTGTGCTGGACAGGATGGTGTGTACTTCCTGGGACGTGACGGTACCTATCGGGCGACCGATGGCGGTGTGGAGCGCGTGGCGTCTCCTGATCCGCGCCATGATCCTCTCTATCCGCTATTTCCTCATGACGGTCAGCCCGGAGCGGGAACTCCTGACATGGCCGCTGTGGATATGTCCCAGCTCGCAGCCCTTCGATTGAGTGCGGCGGATAACGACATCTATTTCGATTATTTGTCGGTGGGAAGCTAATGAGTCAGCCTGCTCCTACCATTCTCGGCGCTCTGGCATTGCCGCTTTCGCAGTCGGTACTACACTCCTGTAGACCAGGTCCTTATCTTCACGGTTCAGACAACTGGACCATCTCGGTGGAGATCGCCAGTTCAGTGGCTCCTCCTAATCTCGTAGCTTACAAGAACAATGTCCGTTGGATTGCTGGGCCTGCAACGACTCTCGTTCCGGTGTTTATCTCGGAGGCTTCAGTCTACATATACTACCGCGGCTCAGGAACAGTCATTGATATCGGATATCAGGCTCCAGACCTAAGCCTCAACTCCATCACGTTTGACATGAGCACGGGTGCTTTCGGAAGCGTAGTTCCAACGGGCGTCACGGTTCCTATTGGATCTTCCGGCATGGGTCTAACGAATCTCGCGATGCTAGTCCAGCCCAGCGGACATCTCGTGATGGTCTATTCGCAGTACGGGCTTCCGTTGTTCGCAATGACCTTCAGTTCCGGTTCATGGCACACTCCCATCGAGATCGATGATGGATCAGCACCGGCTTGGTACTTCGAGAACGCTGTCATAGACGGATCGGGAGATGTAGGGATCGTTTACGAGCAGGGGCTAAATATAGTGTTCCGTTCCGGGAACAAACTATATGCCCGATTCGACGGCACCTCAGTTCTCTCACGACAGACGACATCCATGCCGGCGCACCGCGATAGCGGGGTGTGGTGCGCTCCGCTTTACGATTCCACTTCAGACTCCGTGGTATTCCCCGCTCTTTCGGGCGCTGTAGTCGGCGGTGTTTCTCTCGATGGTCCCGTGTTGCTGATCGGAACGCCTTCCGCTTCTCCAGTCTTCACTGTCGTGCTCGTGGCTGGATATACGACTCATCAGGAAGTCTCTGGAGACTCGCTCGATTTCGTGAACATCGTGGGCAATAGCGCAGGCAATAGTTTCACCGTGTTCTGGTTCTACCAGAGCTTTCCGGCGGAGCATTACACGGTCCAGCAATCCAGTTCAAAGAATCTCATGAGTGGATGGAGCGCGCCTTCGCTCTACTACGACGAGAGTACAACTCCCCCCGCCCCTCCGTCCTCTCTATTTCGCATTTCGATCTTCAGTAACACGCTGACCAATGGTTCCATCGGAGTGCTCGTCGGCCTCCGGCAAGTGACTCCTGTTTTTGCCGAAGGAGTTTTGTATACGTGGCCTCCAGCCGCTCCTCCTTCGCCCACTGGAGCAACGATTACCGCAGTTCAAGTCATCACAGGAGGAACGGCTTCGCCTACGACCGTGACGGCTATGGGTCCAACGTCTCAGTCTGGATCAGGAGGCTTCGGTCCAGTTGGAGTGGGAATCGGGACTTATGTGCTAACGCAAGTCCCCGTGCTCGGGTTTCCTGCTGGAGCATGGGTGTTGAGCGGCACAGGCGGGGCGCTCGTCGGGAATGTTCTTACTGTGGCGAACGGAGATAACGTGACGGTCACCATCACCAACACCTTCGTGGCGGGAGCTTTAACAATCGGATGTATTATGGCCGAGGCTATCGTGGGCGTGCCCTTTGACGAGTTCATTCCTGTGTCAGGCGGCGTTCCCCCCTACACTTTCGGAGAGACGGGCTTGCCTCCTGGATTATCGCTCAATACATCCACGGGAGAAATCACCGGCACTCCTACGGGCTCAGGGACATTTGCTTACACTGTGAGCGTGACGGATTCCTAAGATGGCGTTAGTTCTAGTCCCAGGTCAAATCTGCAAAGCGGTCGGCGTTACTTCCATGACTGGAGGAGACTTCGGACCCGGCACCCGCGGCATGTTGGCAGTCACGGTAAATTTTCCAAATCCAATCACTCCTGGGAACGTCATCGTATTCGCAGTTCAGGGGGAATTGCCATTAGCTGGAGATCAGGTAACACTTGGGCCAATTCTGGCTTTTGTTACTTTTACAGGAGGGCACAGCGGAATTTTCCATGACTACACGTATGCGGTGAGTTATACCGACGCCGCAGGCACGGAAACAATGTCTGGTGTTTTTGGTACCACCTCCAATGATCAGATCTCTGTAACTTTCTCTCAACCAAACCCCTCGATTAACGTACTCCCTGGCGCGGTCACTTGGAATGTATATGGATCTCTCACCGGCGCGGGAGGACTGAAGTTGTTATCCTCCGGAAATCTGCCGAACGCTGGAGTATCGATTCTGCTAAGTTCTTTCGGAACTGGCAGTGTCAGTCCTCCATCTAGCCCCGTGCGAGACACGCTAGGTAACTCGTACACCCAATGCGATTGGCATGATCAGATCAGCGGGGGTTCAAACGGCGGACAAAACGCCATGGGGATCTTCGCGACGACCTCGGCAAGCGGAGGGGCGAATGCGATCAAGTTCGTTTGTGGAGCATGGAACGCACAGCCATTCGCCACAGAAGACGGAGTCCTTTCGATTGTCGCGGCTGAGTTCACCGGCGCTCTCGGAACGACAATATCTTCGGGGGCGATTCAGCAGGGAAGCGGAACTGGAACAGTCAGCCTTTCATTGACTGATTCAACCTCTGCCACACGGGTTACAAATTGGGGAACAAGATCCGGCAACACAGCCATGGTTGTAGATATATCGACCGGATCTGGAGATGATTCGTTCTTCGCTATATTCTGCAATCTCCTGGCGTCAATGGCCCCAGATCCGCCAACTCCAACTTTGACGGCGTCATCTTATATTCTTCTTGACAAGGTCACTCCCAGTCCACCGGATGATGGCTATCCAATGTGGTTTTGGTATTCTGCTGCGGAGTTATCCCTAGCGTGTCCGCGCTCGACAGCACAACGTGGAGTGCCATACAGTTCCTCTTTTGCCGCAAGCGGTGGGACTCCTCCATATACTGCATACGCTATCATCTCCGGCTCCCTGCCAACCGGGCTCTCGCTCAACACCAGCACCGGATTGGTGAGCGGAACGCCCTCGGCAGCAGGAATATTTTCCTACACGGGACAGGTTACGGATAGCGCATCGAACACGGCGCAAACGAGTTGCACCATCACGGTCTCGGCGAATCAAACGGTCACTGCTCAATACTCTTTGACCGTCAAGCCTAAGATGTTCTCTATCATCAACACGCTTCGGTATGAGATTCCGCAGAAGCGTTGGTTTCCACACATCTACAATCCAGGAATCACGTACCATTATCTCGACGAACCTTCAAGCACCAACCCAAATGATCAGCAGCTTCTGATGCTGGCCGGGCCGAACATCATGAAGTCTGGCGGCGATACGGACGCGGGAACTGATATTCAAGTCTGGGTTCAACTTGCCTCTATCGATGGTGGGGATGAGCGAGCGCAAAAGCTGTACGTGGATGCGATGACCGAGGCCGATCAAGTTGGAAGCATCGCAGCGCAGATTCAATTCAACAATCAGCAGATCGTGGGACCGCTGATCGGCATGAATCCGACAGGACTCCGTCAGCAGTTCCTGGAGAACATCGCGTCTCTGACGAACCTCGCACTCTACCGCAACATTTCCATCCGCTATGGCTTCACAGGAGGACCCGATGGGCCACGCCTTTACGCCTTTGAACCATCTGGGTATGCTCAACCCTACGTCTCAACGAGCATCGTCACGCAATTCATCAATCTCGCCTTTCCCGGATGGAAGCATCATCGGCGGCTATATGCTGGGCTTATCTCGCTTGCCCCGGTCATCTTCACCATCCAGACGCAGGACGGCAGGACTTACGGGCCGGTTACCATTCCCTCCACGGGCGGCCAGTTCCGCATCATCCCGCTGATGATCCCGCACGGCTGCAAGGATCTCGCGTTCGCCTATCAACTTGACGGGCAGGGGACGGCGTTTGCGCTATTCCCCGATGCGTTCACGCTGGAGACGAAGGAATGGGTTCAGCCGAGCTATCTGGAACTATCTGTATGGAACACCTAAAAAGTGGGCGGTTAAAACATTCACCTAGAAAGCCGGAACAGTTGCCCTTACCGCTGAGGAGACCTGCCCTACGGAGTCGGGATGTTCCGGTGAGTTAGGAGCGTTTATGACGCTTCCTCTCCATCTTAACAAAAGGGGATACAATACACTCATGAAATCCACCATTCGGATTGCTGTCGTTCTGCTGGGCTTGGCGCTCGCGCTTCCCGCTGGTCAAATCTTCTCAGGCTCCGTAAGTTGCCCGACTTCGGGCAATAAAGTCGTTTCGAGCACCACCATCAAGGCCGTCACGTACACGCTCCAAGCTCCCACGGCCAATACGGGATCGGTCTATATCGGAGGATCGACGGTATCGACCTCGCAGGGCTTCTTCCTCAAGAGCGGCGATTCCTATACTTCACCTCCGCAATCCAACACAGCGGCATACAACCTCGGCACCACCTACTTCGCCTGCAGCGCGAGCGGCGATAGCCTGACCTACAGCTACTTCCAGTAATGCCCGCGCCTCCCTTCACCAGGCTACCGACTACTCCGGTCCAGTCGGACCTGTACGACAAAGTGCAGGCGGTCGGGGCGACGGTGGACCAGAACAACACCGCGCTGACGAACGGGCAGGCCACGCTTCAGACTGGACTCGCTACCGTTCAATCCCAATTATCGGCACTTCAGACGCAGATGAGCACGCCGGGAGCGCAAACGCAGGCGTTCCGAACGAGCGGTGTCTCGACGGGCCTGACGGCTTCCGATTATACGCTCTATTTCGTCATCACCTTCGGCGGTCCCGCACTATGTCCGCTTCCTCCGACGACGCCTCCAGCCGGTCAAATATTCGTCATTAAGAACGCGGCAGCGAGCATGTCTAACGTCACCCTACAGGCAGCGAATAAACAGACTATCGACGGAGCGGCGGCGACCAGTTACGTGCTAGCCCCAGGAAACTGCCTCACTATCCAGTCCGATGGAACGAACTACCTGCTACTTTCCAGAATCTGATGTAGAATCAAGTCTATGAAGCTGGAGATGCTCCCGTTGCCGGATCGTTCAACGCAGTCCGATCCGCAATCCTCTCCATCCGAGGGGGTTTCTACTCGCCTCTTAACCCCCTCCGAAATCTCTTCGCTCGAGCCGATCTTCAAGGAACACGGTGCTCAGGATCTTCCAGACCCCGCTACTTCCTTCGTGGTCGGATCGGTGGACGCAAACGGCAAAGTTGTCGCCTTCCTAGTGATGCAACTAAAAGTGCACGCACAGCCGATGTGGATTCAGCCGGGACACGAAGCCCTGTTCCGCTCGCTGGTAAACATCGCCGAAAAGACCATCTCTGAGCGCGTCAACGGATGCTGGATCTACCTGTTCGCAGAGGCTGGAAGGCATTCCAAGCTCGCCTCGCACGTTGGAATGAAACTCGAACCTTGGAACGTGTATTCTAAGTTCATTAAAGCCGAAGCGGTGCCTGAGTTAGAGGAGGTGATCCAATGAGCTTCGGACCTAGCTCGACAACCAAGACCTCGGAAAACGATCTCAGCGGTCTGTATAACACCGCCATCGGGCATGGTCTGAACCTGATGAACTCAGGCACCGGCAATCTTCAGCAGGGCACCAATTTTTTCAGCAATATCCTGAACGGCAACCAGGCCGAAGGAGCCGCGGCGCTCGCCCCGGACATCAACCGCATCCAGCAGGCGAACCAAGGAACGCTTCAGGGCGTCTCGACGCTCATGCCGCGCGGGGGGGGACGGTCGGGGACATTATTCGATCTCCCGTTCCAGCAGAATCGCCAGATCCAGAGTCTGTACAACCCTCTGCGATCCTCGGCCGCTACCAACTTGGCGCAGATCGGCCAAGGGCAGATCGGGGCCGGGACGAATCTATTCGGTGTGGGCGGAAACGCTGCCGGTCAACTCGGGGACCTCGGTCAGCGTCAGCAGCAAATCACCAATTCGATGTGGAGTGGACTGGGGCAGGGATTGTTCGGGCTGGCGACTACTCCATTCGGCGGCGGCGCTGCAATGAACGGTTTACTGGGGATGCTGTAGGAGGACTATGGGCGCATTTGGATCACTCATCGGAGGGCTGGGACAGGGAGCCGCTCAGTATGGTCAGCAGGAGCGCCAGAATCGCTACCAGCACCAGGAGAATGAACTGAATCGTTGGCAGACTCAGCACCAAGCCCTAGCGGACGCAGTCGAGCGTGCGGCGGGGAAATACCAAGGGGCGGAGGGAGAACGCCTTCGTGATCTCCAAATGGAAGTCAATGCGCTGCGTCCCGGAGCGGATCTTGGACCATACTTCACGAAGTACTCCCAGCATCGCCAGAAGGCAGAGCAGGAAATCGCACAGAACGCTGTCCAAGGCGCAAAGCAGGCTCCCGCTGCCGGCGCGGTTTCGGCTCCTCCATCTCAGATTCCGATGGTCGGCGGCGTTCAGCCAAACGCAGGCGGCGGCTTCCATGCTCCGGCACCGTTCGCCCCGCTGATTGCTCAGGCTCAACCACCTCCCACACCCGCAGCGCAGCCGAACCTTTCGCCAGTTCAACCTCAAGCACAAGGAGGGGGCAGTAGCTCTTCTGCCACCTTTCAATCCCCTACAGGCGGGCCTAGCCCCGTACCAGTCCAGCCAAACGCTGGGGGGCCTAGCAGCGCAGGGCTTGGGGCACCTGTTCCGAATGCTCCACAAATAGACCAAGCTCCGGGCGTTATGCGGAGCACCACGCTCGACGTTCCTCCGCTATTGGACCTGCATGATCTGTATGGTCCTTCGGTTTCGGCGCTCCACAACACAGGCTATATCGACCCACTCCTGGAAATGGCGCTTCCGAAGGAGCTTGAGCGTCAAACCGCTATTACACAGGTAATGCAAACTGGCCAGATCAATCAGGAACTGGCGCGACGCAAGATTGAGGCCATGCAGGATAGCGGCATCCTGGACAATCTTCCGCCGGCGCTGCGTGCTTCGGCGCAAGCGGGGGCTTACGGCATCCAGATCCCCGGCATCGCCAATCTGATGAAGCCGATCAATTTGCCGGGAGTGACCCCGTCAACTTCCCTTCCTCCGGGCACGACGGACGCCATGGGACAGGTCATTGATCCCAAGGAAACTCCCTACGTTCGGGCGCGGCAAAGCCTATTGACGGGCGAGACTGAATACTACCCCGTGGTTGGCGTGACCAAGGAAGACATTCTGCCGGACAAGAACTCGCCCACGGGCTATTCAATCGTGGTGCGGGATCGGTCAGGGAATGAACTTGGGCGCACATTAGGAGCGAAGCCGCCAGTGCTTGGATCTACCTCAACGCAGGTCTCGCCTGGCGCTCCTCCGGTTACCACCATCAGAACTCCAGTGAATCCGCTTGGGGTGGCTCCAAGCGCAGCGACACCGCCTCCCGTTTCCACTGGAGGGGCGAAGTCTACTACAAAACTAACTCCCAGCCCAGGTCCTCAGTCGGCTGGTTCTGCGCTCGAAAAACTCGCTCAGGATGTTCGTGATGGGAAACGTCCATTACCGAGCGACATGCGCTCCAGTCTCGCCGTCCAGGACATCATGGCAAAGAAGGGCTGGGAGGTTCCGACTCCATACAGTCCCGTAGGGCAAAAAGCCATCGCAAGCATCGATCCGATCATCGATGAAGTCAAGCGTGTTCAGCAGATGATGGACGAATCGGGAATAGCGAAGATGGGCACAAGCGAAGGCAAAAAGCGGCTCGCGGAGAACTGGATTAAATACAACTATCTGCACCTAGACAGTCCCGATACCGCGTTGATTTCCAGCCTTAGTTTCGCGGACCTCAGAAGCGCTGCACAGGCCCTAGCGGGAACTGGATCACGAGCCTATCCGATCTTGAACCGAGCGCTGGAACACACCCCAGTAATTGGGATTAATTCCGACGAACCGGCAATGATCGTGACAAAGTTGAAAGAGATGGAAACCCGCCTCATGGAAGCACGTCAGGCAGTCATTGATCAGGAAAAGAAGAGTGGTGTGATTACTCCGCTTCCCGGTGCCCCGAAATCACGCCAGCAATACTCCACCGGAGACCCAGAAGCCGACAAATACCTAAATGGCCGATGAGACCACCAGTCCGCTGGACGATCCGAAGTTCCACCAACTGCCGCTGAAAAGCAGGCTGGCGGTGATGCGTACGACCGATCCTAAGTTTGCGGCGCTCTCTCCTAAGGCTCAGGGCACCGTTCTATATCACGCGGCCCAGAGTTTCCATCCGATTCCGACCAGCGTCAATCCCGAGGATAAAGGCTTCGCCTCAACTGGCTTGGAGATGCTCGGGAGTCTGGTCCCTAGCAATATCATGGACCTCGACCCTAACCAGATCGCAAGGAACCAAATTCTGAGTGCTGGACAGGGCGCATGGGATACCGGTAAGCGAGCCATCGAAGCCGCCAAGGAGCACGATTACATGCGGGCCGGCCTGCATGGGTTGCTAGCACTTACTCCTGGAGTTGGACCGCTGGCATCGCAGGCAGGCGAAGAATACCGCATGGGACAGCCTGGGCAGGCCACAGCGCACGCTCTGGGGGCCGTCCTGCCGTTCATACTGCCTGATATCGCCGCTGCCGCTCCGAGGGGCAGTACGATCAGCAGTACGGCACGCGGAGCATGGCAGGGAATGAAGGCCCCACCCGTGGATATTCCGCTCACTGCCGCCCTCGAAGCGCTCGGCGTTAGTTCGGGCCATCCCATGCTGGGGGCGCTCGGCGCAATCCCCAAGGCGATTGGAGCCGTCAAGGGAGCGGCCAAGGGATTCGCGGAGCGTCCTTCCGTAACGCCTCCTGCCCTTCCTGGGATCTGGGATCAACCTGGTAGAATGGACCCATCCACATTCCCGGGAATGAACATGCCACTGGAGCCCGCTCCAGTGCAGGGGCCGACTGTCCAACGGGGAGCACCAGCGTGGGAAGATTTCCAGGGGCCGATGCGTCCCAACGAGCTACCAGACCTGTCGCCGATCCCACAATCCTTCCAGCAGTTCCCCTCTGGGCGCATCCCAGGCCCGCTGCCTGAATCGCTGCCCCCAGAACCGCGTGTGCCCATCTGGCAAGGCAAGACCACTGGAGGGCCAATCTCGCAAGCACCAACAGCGCAGTCCGCGCCTGCGCCCATCGCACAACCGCAGTTACTTGACCTATCGCAAACCCCGACTATGCAGAATAGGATGACTCCGATCCAAGAAGCGAACCGAGCGGCTCACGGAGTCGCGCAGGAACTCGAACTGCCAGGAAGTCCAGCGGGTAAGAGCGGCCACGCTCAACTGTCGATGACCGCTAAGAAGGTATTCGGTGTGCCGAGTTGGTCGATGCTGTCGGCAGATCAGATGAGTGCGATCCACAACTACCTGCTCACTAATAAGAAGCTGCCTACGGGTCCGAGCGACCTGCTACCGAAATAGCGCGGAATATTCGGGTGACGCCGGATAGCAACCGAACTCGCGCTTGAACTTCTCGCGATTCTTTTGCGCTCCACGGAGGATCATGGACTTCTCGGCAGGATCGCAATGCTTCAGTGTGGCTTCCCCGTGATGGAGAAACGGCAGATCGATGCAGATTGCTTTGATGCCGGCGTGGTGCATGGCTAGGTGAAAAAAATTGTCTTCTGTGTAGGCGGGATACAGTTCTTCGCGGAACCAGCAGCCCCTGTCAGTGACTTCCTTGCGGATGAGCCAGCAGGAGAATACGGGATAGGGCCTATCGTGCAGGTCCTTTTCATCGCAGTCTCCTGGCACTCCCATCTCTGCTTTCGTATCGACAGGAAATGCTGTGACAAACAGCGAGCCATGATCGCGGAGAACGCGGTAGCAGTCTGAACGTAGCTCTACATCGTTGTTAATCACCAGCGCATGCTTTCCACCCATCGCCCAGACGCACTTTAGCGCCACGTTCCAACATCGGGCGAGCGATTGCTGTTTGTTCTCCACCCAATAGTGGATGCCATCCTTGCCGCGCAGCCAGTCTGCGGTGCCATCGGTCGATGCGTTATCCACTACTAGCACTGTGCAGGGCACGTCTTGCAGGAGCGCGGAGGCCACGGCTTTCTTGGTAAGTGCGAGATTGTTCCGAGCAACTACGATGACGTGATTCACTTTACCGCCTCGATGCCCAAGATCCACCAGTCGTCCGCGATTGGAGCATTCGGGATAGCGTGTTTATTGAATCGTTCTATCCATTTCCACGGAGCAGACTTACCGATGTGTTCTCTCAAGGACTGATACGTAAAAGACCATTTATGAAGATCCGCTTCATCGTCCATGTACGCCCCGTGAAGGTTCACGCAGAAGATGTAGTCAGTGATGCGACCTTGAAGCCATGCCCTTGTTAAGGCGTTCAGGTCTGGCACGAATACTAGCATCGAACCACCGGGGCAGAGAATGCGGTACGCCTCACGGAATGCGGCCTCACTTCCGCCCAGCGTCGTGTGTTCAGCGCAATGGTGGAACACGATCACCTCCGCTGATCCGTCCTCGAACATCGGCATGCTCGCGCAGTCCGCGATAACGTCGGGAGACCATCGCGGGTTGGTATCAATGTTAGTCCAGCCCTCTCCGAATTTGCGCTGACCGCTGCCGCAATTCAATTTAAGCATCCAGCACCTTCGCTGCCCATCCCTCAATTCCTGGCGTTCTCCCGTTGAAGTGCAACATCATCGTCTCGCTCAGGTATTCTTCCGCGCGGTCTCCCTGACCCCCGCTCATCGAATAGAACACCTCACGCAGCGCATCGAGTTTCATTGGGTAGCCGGTCCCGTAGATCCGATGCAACCGCTCTTGGCAATTGCCGATGTGGTCGTACCGCTCCATCTCACGGAGCAAGCCAATCACTCGCGGCACCGTTCCGCAGAACTGGCCACCGTTGATCGCCGCACGCCCTCCGTACACGTCGCACCACGGCCCAGGAGGGTAGCACTCTGTCTCGGTCGAGATGAGCAGACCGCTCGCGTCCTCAATTCGCAGAATCAGTTCGTGCTCGTCCCAGCGGCAGAACATCGTATCGTAGGCATCGGTACAAAGCACGTACTTGGTGTGGATTGATCGAAGATGAGTGATGATTTCGGGAATGACCTTCGCATCCCCTGGATGGTGCCGACCGTGGCCGAACATCTGGATCGGCGGAACGCCGAACTTCTCAGCGGTCTTAAGCAGCCACTGATACTTGGATGGATCGGATGTGAACGCTCCACTGAGGATAGTTACTTGGCTGCTCATCGAATGCTCCATTTGTAGACTTCGATCAATCGATCAGCGACGTAATCCCATGTGAGAGTCCTAGCCACCGCACTCGGATCATAGGGATTACCAAAATGGGAAAGGTAGACCTCTTTCAAATGATCTTCTTCAAAGTCGGAGAACCTAATCAGGTGTGGATACCATTCATTTCCGCGATTTCCTTCATGGCACATCACGCGACACCCGGCGCACAGCGCCTCTCCGACCGTCAGGCTCATGCGCTCCGAGTCGCTGTTGTTCACGAACACGCGATGGCTCTTGTAGAGCGCGACCAGTTCTTCGCGGCCAATGCCAGTAGCGCAAGTAAACGGCAGATTCAGCCGTTTGCAGGCTTCGCGCACTACTGGTACGCCCTTGTCTTCACACCCACGAGCGGAGACGCATAGGACGCCTTGGCGCTCGCTGGCTGGCGTCGTGCAGTGGAACATGGGATCGGTTCCGTTTGGGATTGCGTCGTAGGGGAAGTAGCCCACGGAGTCGCGCAGTTCCTTCGCTTCGCGATGAGAGAAGGGCAGCACCAAGCGAGCATTCAGGACGATCTCGTTGAGTTGCTGTTGAGTTATTCCAGCGAGAACTCCAGGATAGTAGATGGGAGTGAGAACGTATTCAATTGGGCCTTTTGCGATCCGCGTAACGAACCGTGCTTCGCTTACCGCCTTGTAATTGCCCCAGGACCAATCGAAATTACTGTGGAAGATATGGCATAGGTCGAAACCGCCCGATGCGATTGCCTTCGTATCCCACCCCGTCTCGATGCACTCCACGCCCTTGCGCCTGAGTGCAACCATCGTCGCGTCAAGGGCGATGATATCGCCTCCGGGATGAGTTTCGCGGCCTCGGTTGAGGAAGGCTACGCGCATTTGTGCAGCCTCACCCATTCGTGCAATTCCGCCGCGCCGTAACGCTTGACCATCTCGGTGCGTTCCCATTCATCATCCATCGTCCCGACTCGACTGCGAGTAGCAGACCCCACGTGCTCGACGACCACCGCTCCAGTGCGGCAGGTGTCGAGTCGCAAGTCGCGCTTGATTCGTATGGAGAAATTTTGGTCATGGTAAACGAGAGGTAGCGTTTCATCTAAACCTCCCATAAACTCGAACAGCGACCGCTTCATGAGCACGCAGGCCCACCAATGGTCATCCCTCGTAAGATGAGGCAGGAGCCGATTATCTCCTGAGGGCTCCATTGGAGAAAGCACGCCACATCGTTCCGTTTCGCGATGCACTTCAATCAGTATCTCCAGCCAATCAGGGCTCACAAATACGTCATTACTCAGGATGCAGATCCAATCACTGACCGTCTGCCGCGCCGCATGGTTCACCTTCTCGGGGTAGCTGCGCGTTCCCTCCATCAGCATGAGGTTATAGAGCGATGGGTCGGTATTCTCCGCGAGCTGCTTGAGGCAGCGCGTCTCGTAGCCCTTCACGGTGTCGTCGGGGCACAGGCTGGGCACGATAACGGCTACCGGTTTACTCATAGACGATGCCCGGCACTCTCGGAAACGATTCACTGCCGACCGCTGGCTTGCCCTCGGAATTAGTGATGCCGCAATTCACAATACAGGGCGGATCAACGTACCCGACGTGTCCGCGATTCGCAATGATCTTCTGGCACAGGGCGTGGTCCTCAGACTGGCAGACGCCCTTCGCGTGCGCGTCATAGGGGCCGAATTTATCCCACGTCGCCCACGTCATGAAGTGCATGTAGCCCGCTACCGCGTCGGTCTCTTCGATCCGCAATCGTTCTCCGTGGGTGACGTGGTTGATGCCGTGGAACGGATGACGGTAGCCGCCCAGCACCGAATAGGTTCCGCTGTCCTCGCGCTCAGACCACGGCGTTTCTTTCGCTCGCGTCATCGTCTCCAGCCAGTTCGGTAGAAAAACTAAATCGTTGTCGCAAGCGCAGATGTAATCCCCGCGCCCGAACACTCTCTCACTGGTCCAGATGCCGACGTTGCGGAGGAATCCGACAATGCCGACAGGCCGAAGGAAATGCACGATTTGATCTTGTTGATGAACGTAGCCTTCCAGTAATCGATTCGTCGCAGAGTTGCTGCTGTCGTTGCAGACCGTCAGAGTAAACTCTTTCCGTGGCGTGTAGGCATACAGAGTGCGTAAGCACTGTTCCGTGAGCCTTATTCGGTCTTTAACTAGAATGATGATGTTGGTCATACTCGAATCGGAAGCACGTCCCTGTAATTCTCGTACAGCCAGCGATGCGGCTCTTGGTGATCGCTTTCGAGCGTCCCACCTTGCAACCACTTCGCCTCAGCATAGATCGGCTTGGTGCTGGTCCCCCCTCCATGGTGCGTACACTCCGCACCGACCATCCACACTTCCTTGCTGTGTCGCGCGGCCTCACAGCAGATCCACAAATCAAGGCAATGGTGGCTGAGATGCTTCACGGGCCATCCCCCAATACTCACCAGCCAATCGCGCCTCACAGCCATAAAGAAAGCATCGACCACCGCAACGCGCTTCATGCCGCGCTCACGACCGCCGTGCGTTGCCCAGTCGGTCTGGTTGCTCACGTATCCGCCGCGTGCCATGTCCTGCAACTTGTACGGCTTTTTGTAGAGATCAGGATGGCCCAGCGAAATCGCACCGCCTAGGCCGACTACGACCACATTTGGGTTACTGAACACCGTGAGCACGCGAGAGAGCCAGTCGGGATCGTGGATACTTACGTCGTCATGCCCATAGACAATTATTGGCTCATGGCAAACATCCAGCAGGCCTTGATACGCTTCGCATGGCGTCATTTCGTTGCGGCTGTTGTCGTAGTACTTGACCTTATGCCCGCACTCAAACCCAAGCCCCCCACACCGGACGGAAACGATATAGGCGTTCATTTATGCTCTGCTCGGCACGAATACGACCCGTCCTTCCCGTGGGGCATCCCGAGATGAGCCTCTATGTCGCAAAGACGATTCCACACATTCTGTATTTCGGAGGCAATCACAAATAGACAAAGTACAGTCACTGTCGCGATTATTAAGTCTCCCAGTAATCTCATCGCACTCCTTCCCTTAGCCATCGCATCCAAACATGCTTCAGGTTGTTCCAGTCAAGATGCCGCGTCAGTTCCACCATCCGTTCGCGCTCACCTTGAATATCTTCCTGAGCCCGCTCAATCTGCTGCTGGACTCGCGAAGCGAATCCCCACCCACTCAGCACGGCACGTCGCACGTTGAACAGCGTATCGACCTTATACGTCACGGGAGGGACACGTAATTCTTCCGGGACTAACTCTTGGCCGGCTGCGTAATCGGTCACGACGCAACCCACCCCGCATGCCATCGATTCAGCTATGGGGAAGCCGAATCCTTCCCCCGCGGTCGGTAGCATCGTACAATCGCAAGCGGAATATCGCAGCGCAAGCTGCTCATCGCTCAATTCAGTGGTGATCTCGGTGCAGTCGCTGACGCCGTAATCGGCAGCGAGCGTATAGAACGTCCAATAGCGCACCAACTCGTCGGTATGCGCCCAGAACTTAAAGCGATTACCATGCTGCGCCTTAAGGATTGCCGCCGTCTCGAACGCTACGGCCCAGTCCTTGCGCGGCTGGTTCGCCATATTGCAGCCTACGATGATTTGGCCGTCGTGCCATCCGAGCAATTGCCGTGCGTTTTCGACGGGATGGAACTTATCCATCCAGATCCCGTGCGGTATCCAGTCGGCGTCTCTACGTCCGCTCGCCACCAGTACGTTCTTGCCCCACTCTGAGGCAGCGAGCACGCGATCATAACCCGTAACCGCCGCGCGTGGCTCGCTCGATAGGCCGTTCTCATCCGGCCCCGTGCTATCGACGGGGAAGTAGCCCCATTTCGCGAAGTTGCGTCCAGGGCCGAGGAACTTCGCTAAGTCCGCACGCAAGGCCTGGGGCTGGCCGAACCATAGCATGCGGCTCGCGTCCCACAGGCTCATGATGACGCCGTCTTCTTTGCCTGCGAAGTCGTGCCAGACCGATTGGATGTAGTCCGAACCCCACGCCGTCGATTGCGGGAAGTGATATTGAGCAAAGGGGAATTTCCGCCGACCGTAACCACCCATGCCCAAGTAGCCAACGCGAAATTCAGGCATCGTGCAAGCAAGCGTAGCCAGATCGCGGCCAACGCGGGCGAGTCCGGTGAGTTGCTCAGGCGCGTCCGAGATCAGCAGGAGCGGGTTGCTGAGTGGCTTGAAGTTTAGTTTCATTCGATGCTGTACACGTCGCTTTCCAGTACCACTCTTGATGATTCTTCTGCACGCACTGATTGCCGCACTCGAAGTAGCCGATGCCTTCGGATATGCCCTGGCGCTTCCCTCCGCACGGGCAGTATTCGGGGACGCCGATCATTTAGCGCGTTTCTTCTTCATATCGGCTGCGTGCTTCTTCTCCATGCGCTTGCCTAGAGCGGTTTCTTTGCTGCCTCTCATCGCCCCGATGGAGTTTGCCACCTTATACGGAATCTTACTGTCGGCCCCGTACTCGGACTTGAGTTTGTCGATCAAAAACTTCGGCACGCATCACCTCATTTCAATCTTTGGATCAAAGGAGCACCTAACTCCAGCAGTCTCCGTTCGACCTTGAGCCCGCGCGAGCGAGCCCCACGATTGTAGGCCACGCGCTGCACGAATGCGATGGAGAGGCCCAGTTCTTTCGATACGCGGGTGAGCACGCCGTAATTCTTGGCTAGCCAATTCTTGATGCGCTGCTCGGGAGGTGAGAGCGGTTTGCGTTCCACGGCTGTGGGAGTTGCCATGTCTCATGAGTTTACAGGTGAAACCGTGCCGGTGTCAAACTTAAAACTTAATGTAATCCCCCGCCGCTTTGCCCTCGCGCAGTTCGAGGGGAGGCAGCACCCGAGAGACTCTCTTCCACGGCTTACGTGGATCTCTTTTCCGCCAATCTCTCTTGCAACTGGCGCAAGAACGGGGCGGAAGCTTGTTAGGAATCCACTTGTGTCCGCATTTCAGGCATGTAACCTGATCAGAGAGAAGGTCTCTTGCGCCCGGAACTAAATCGAAGCGATGATCTTGGAGCGTAAAAATGTCAGGCCTTCTAACCATGGCAGTTCGACAGATCATGGAGCCCATAGCATAACTTTTCTTGCCACTACCGAAGTCCCATCCGAACGATCTAAGCGCAAAAGCCATTTCGGCTCCCGTGAGTCCGAAGCCGACAATCTTCAATACCGACTGCGCAATGGGAGCAATAGTATTCGAGGTGCATCGTTTTGCATTCCTTCGATTTTTGGGGGCTATAAAACCAGCCTCCACAAGCTTTGCCAGCATCAGAGTGAACCGCTGTTCTGTTTGTTCGCGGTCCCTCCATGTAATTTTTCCTCCAAGTTCGCGAGCCCCAACTTCGTGACGCTTGATTTGATTGCAATTGGCACATAACAGCTGAATCTTCCCAGCCCTGGCGCCTTCTTGTATGTCCTTGAAATAGGCCCATCCTGTGGGACGTTTGCTGCCAATTCCTTCTATGTGATCGAACTGTAGTGCACGCTTGTCTGAGAAGCCGCATCGCTTACACTTGCCGCCCAGTTTCGCTCGCACCTCTTCGCTGATTTTCCGGTATCTTAGAGTCGTAGCGGATATCGTTACCATATGATCTACATTGTAAATCATCCAGTCGTATATAGTCAACGGCGGCGAGCCCTTCTCGAAGCTCAAGGTCAGTTCCGAGATAGCGTTCCGTGGTCGCGATATTCACGTGTCCTAATATCCTAGATATCTGCTCAATCGAAGCCCCCCCTGATCTCATCAGTTTTGAGCAGGTGCGCCTCAGGTCGTGGGGAGCCAGCGGTCCCAGCCCAGCGCCTCGAGCGGTATCGCGCACGATCAGGAACGCGGATTGCGGGGTGAGCGCGAATAGCCTGCGATCCTGGGTCAGTTCGTGCCACGCCTCCACGTAATCAGCTACCCAGCGCGGGGCTGGCACTGTGCGAATCCTGCCGCCTTTGCCGCATAAGTCAATGAAACACCATCGCCCCTCCCGCATCTGCCACTGATCCCAAGTCAAGGCGCAGACCTCCGCGCGTCTCAGACCACAGCCGACCATGCAGGCGATCAGCGCGGCATTGCGGACACCATCCATCCCCAGTTTAGCTGTATCTATTAGAGCCTTAACTCCTTCTAGGTCCAGCCAGTTGCCGGTGCGTGTTCCCCGGATGGGTACGCCCTTGATTCGCTCGATCGCGGCCATTTCCGCGAGGCTGAGCAGGGATCGCGCCTCCGCTTCGCGGGCAAGCAGCCGAATAGCCGCCAGTGTGACATTGAGGGTCACTGCGCCGCCTCCAGTGAGCCGGAGGCTGTTGAGATACCCCTGGATGCCGGAACGCGTTATAGAGGCTCCTGAGGCCAAAAAGAGCCGGATGCATCGCGCATAATTCCGCCGGCTGCTCGGGCTGTTGAGGCTCAGGACGGCCAGGTCCGCGAGCGTTTGCAGGTCGCTCTGAGGCACGGGCAGGCGCGAGTGTAGTATTTCTAACGGTTTAGCGGCCATGCGATAGCTCCCATATTGCAATACGTTGGGTCCAGCCACATTTACGGCACAGCCAGCGGGATATACCGTTAGGCAAGCCCGAGCGGATTAATTCGACCGAATGCTTTCCGCAGTCCGGACAGGGTTCTTTGTGGTAAATCGTAGGGGACAGCATTCAGGCTCAGGCTCCCAGAATCCTCTTGAGCACGTGAGCGCGTCTGCGATCCCTGCGGTTTTCGCGGACAGCCCAAGCGAGTATGCCCGCGATGATGAGCGCGAGCGCGTAAGCTACTGGTTCGGTGGGAATCACGGCGCGACCTCCACGTTGAAAGCCGTTAGCGGGCGATTGGGTTCCCCGTCCGCGCGCAAGCCGTAGTCTTGCTGCCAGTACCGCGCGAGTTCCTCGAAATTGGCAAACTGACGGGCTTGCGATGGATCACGAGTCACACGCAGCAAACCACCGTCATAGGTTCCATCCTCGCGATGTACAGTCGGGTCAAATTCAACCACAAACGTATCGGTGTACTCGTGCGGTGTCCCATCCACGAGTGTAAGTAAGTGCAACGTCATTTTCCCCTCCTCATGTGCGAATTTAACCCGGCCCGCCTCCCCCGAGGTCAGGCCGGTTAGCAGGTGAGCACACACCTACAAAGTCGGTGGTATCGGCCAAGCGTCCGGCCCCTCGTAGTGGCAGGCATCGCCATCCTGACACGGGCACGTCGCATCTTTACCGGGACAATTGCGTCTGACGCCGAGCCCGCGCGCATAGGCTACTACTTCATCGCAGACCTTAGCCGCGTCTTCATTGGTCGGATCGCCCGCGTTACCCTCCGCCCGTCGTAGCCATTCGCCCGATATCTCAACCACATCGAGCGCATCGCGTAGGGCGTTCTTTACGTTCTCGCAGTACTCCTGGAGCGATTTGTAATGGACTCGCAGCGTGTCATAGGCGACGCTTGCCAGTTTTGACCCGTGGCACTCTTGGCACGGCTGTAGGACCGACGCGCCGCGGCAACATGGGCACTCGGATTCCTTTACCAGTTTTGCAATATGCGTGGAGTCGGCATGTGGAACGTCGGTAGCGAAAGTATGCGCCAGCAGAGCCCGCATGAAGTTATCAGACGGTGGCTTATCGGGCATTCAGATTACCTCATCGAAATCGTATCCGTGCGCGGTAGCACGGCGTATCATGGTCAGTCGATCCAGTGTCGACGCGCATTTCTTACAGTGCGCGTAAGAATCAAAGCAATGCTCACAAGTCTCCGTCCCGCATGTGGGACAATTCCATGGCTGTTTAGCGTCGATCTTGCCGCAAGAATCGCACTGCCACCCGAAGCGCATTACTTACCCGCTCCGAGCGTGAAGTTATCGCGGAACGTGGCCATGAAGCAATGCTCATAGGCGATTTTGTCTTTGAGTGCAACAAACTTTCGCACGCCATCCTTGGCGACGCGAAGAGCATCCTGCCACGGATCGTACAGAATGCTCGCACCATCGGCGATCTTCGCATTCATCACTTCGGCGTGGCGCAATCCAGCCATCGCGCCCATATCCTCCGCGATCTTGGCTTTCGGAAGTGGTCTCGTAATCATGCCGACCTCCGCACGTCGAAGTATCCCTTGCACGATCCACACGTGCATCCCTCCACTGGCTCATCGTGCACGTAAGCCAAGCCATTCCACTTGCGACCATCGGCAAGCGCTTCAGTGACCAGCGGAGGATACGGCTTTGCCGTCTTTCGGTTATCCCGCGTTCCGCCGAATACGCTCCACGATCCGACCTGTTTTACGTTGTTCGAGGAATACGGATGTTCGCCGGCAGGGACTTCGTAGATTTGCGCGTCAAAGTGAATATTCTTCGCATGCGCGATAGCAAGCTCAAAGCTCGCAAACACGCGATCCGCAAAGTATCCATGGTTGCTGTAAAAGACTCTGTACTCAAGTGCCATGTGCTTGGCTCCTTATTGAAGTGAACTACTAGGCTTATGCTAATACACTAGGTGAAACTTTACCAGCATAATCGACTTGTGAGGTGAAAATAGTTGCAGAGAAGGCGAACACCACCTGTAAGTGGTGTACAATCTTAACTACTGTATGTCCATCAACAATGGTGGCAAATACGATTCTGACTGGTGGTGCAAGCACTGCCGCATCTGGCATCGGAGCAAGACGGCGTTGTGTAGGGTTTGCGGTCGCCCACCTGGTCGCCCTAGATGGACTAGGTTAAAGGATCGCATCCGACAGGAGTGCTTCCACACCAGCTCGAAGCTGGCTAAGTACGGCCTCTGATAGCACCACCATTGCGTGGTGTTCGCCCTTTGTTTGCTATCGCTAATAACCATTATCATTCGACCAGCTAGCCGACCCTGACCCTCCCGTTACGCTGGCGTCATCGTCGCTGCTCACAACACCACATCGATCGCGTGCGTATCAAGCTCATTCCATTGGCTTTGCATGGACCATTCATTGTTGAGGGGGTCCAGGGGGATGCGCGCCGCGCGCGCCGGAAGCGTGCAGGTCTGAAAAGTTTAGCTGGGTGGTTAGGTGAAACTCGTGGTAGGATTGAGGCTGCCGCAGAGATGCTGGGATCGTCAAGACGGGATCGTATGCCCCACCCTTGAGCCGCCCAGCCCTGCGGCTATACCTCAGGTACCGGGATAGCGCACTTGGTGCGGGCGCAGAAGGCGCAACAGGAGCAGAGGCCGTGGTCACCAGACTCGTGGAGGGCTAGGGGACACTCGTGAGGTGCGCGGCCTTCGAGTAAGCAGGAGGGGCAGCGTTCGGAGGTGGCTTGGTCGAGGTCGGTTTGGTCCATGGGGAGATTATAGGTGAAAGTCTACGGAACCGCAAGATGACCGATTTACGGAGTCCCCCCTACCCCCCTAGCAGGTTTGCGCTAGGATCGACGCTTACGCCATCGATTGGCCTGCTCCGCTCGCTCGCCGTTATTCACCGGCTTGTTATTGCGGAGGCGTTGAGGATTTCAGCGCAAGGGCTTCGTTCCGCTCGGCTGGCCCGCTCTTTGTGCCGGCGTCCGCAAGCGGACGGATCGAGCTGAGAGAAGGACTTGATTTGCTCTCGAAGGTGAACCCGTCTTCTAGATCGCGGTCCAACATGACTTCAATTCCGTTGAACATCATCGGGAAGTAATTTTCCCGGCGCTCCACCATGCGGTCGTGATACCAGCCGTAGAGCACGGCGGTCATACGGAGAGACTCGGGCTCACGACGGTACTTGAAGCGGTAATCGTCGAGCGCCACCATGAGACTGTGGAGATTCACGGCAGTGTCTCCTCTTCAGCCCAGTAGCCAAGACGCGCTTCGTTCACCGCATCGATACGACGCTTCAACTCACCTAGGGACGGCGGCGCGACAATTTCTGCGTAGGTCGGTCCGGTGGGAACGTAGTTCGGATCTGCCATTCGATCGTTCACTACGTCGATGATCGATTTGTTGTTTTTCATGCCCTAAGGTGAGAGGCGAGCGGGGCATAATCGCCCGCCGTCTCAAGCCTGTACATCATCGGGAGCTACCCGACACCGACAGATTACGCCCCTAGAAACTTCCTTGTCAAGGAAAATCGTGTTACTCTAGTTTCACCTTATGCGAAAAGCCCTCCTACGGCTACGGCGGTATTCCTTCCATCGGCGTATCCAGCGGTCTCGGAACCTCTGCCAGCGGGAGCGTCTGTCTAGGAAGTTCACGCCAGATCCCTCAGTGCGAATGTCCGGTTGTAGCGGGCATCATGAGCCATCGACAGATTCTTGATCTTCACGACGTCTCTCGGCATGTACGGGTTTGGAACTATAGCCGCGCCGTTAAACGCCAGCCCAGTCCAGCCGCCTTCGACTGGAGTGGCTTGGAACCTTTGCGTGACCTGAAACCGCTGCACGATCTCAGTGATCTGGCCACTAACTAATCGCTTGTTCGGGATCGAGATTAGTTTCGCCCCTGGCTTCCACAGCAGCCGCTCTGGATCGAGCGTCAGCGCAGCAGCGCCGCCTAGCAGGGCTCCTAGGAATCCTCGGCGCGTCTTCACGGTAGCGTCTCCTCTTCGGCCCAGCAGTACGAAGATTGTGTTCCTAGGCGGAGTTCGTTCACGCTATCGATGCGCCGTGCCATTTCCTCGCGAGTCGGTGGACGCAGATCGTAGTTCGCGTAATCTATTCGCTTCTGGATTGTATCGAGGATCGAATTGTAGATTGCCATTTACCTTAGGGTGAGAGGCGAGCGGGTAAATGAAGCGCCCGCCGTCTCGATCTTTTACTCAATCGGGAGCTACCCGACACCGACAGATTACGCCCCTAGAAACTTCCTTGTCAAGGAAAATCGTATACTCTACCCAAATGGTCCGCAACGACCGTGGCCTGGAGCAACTTCTCGATGCCTATTTGCGTGAGCGCGTGGTAATATCGGAGGCACATGCGAACTACAGCGATTTCGTTGCTTTTTTGTTTCCTTCTGGCCTGCGGGAACCCCAGTACTGCGGTGACGCCGACCCCGGTTCAGCAGAGCGCGGATTCTCAGATTGCTGCTTGGCTGCTGACGGCGCAAACGGCGATAACACAGGCTGAGCCACTGGTCGCGACGAATCCGGGGCTGAAAGATCCGCTGAATCGAGTCATCGCTGCGTACAATACGGCCGAGTCGGCTTATCTGGTCTACCACGCAGCGGTGAAGGCTGGCACGTCGGCGGATGCTACCGCGCTGACCGCGCAGGTGACGCAGTTGCTCTCGAATGTGACTGCGATGGTGAGTCTGTATGGAGGGAAGCCGTGAAATCAATCCTGGAGGCTCGCATGAAGTGCCCGCTGTGCGGTTTTCGGTGCTTGCTCGGAGACGGAGTGCCATGCGCGGGTGGCGGGACTGGAATCGGCTGCCCAGTTACGGATTGCGGAGGTATTTTGGTGGAGGAAGAGACCTTCGAGGTGAACGCCGCATGAGCGCCGTCCCGGTTACGCCAACCCCGACCGCGCAGGTCGCGATGACCACCACCAACTCGATCTTCGATAAGATCCTGACCTACCTCGAAGTTGCAACCGAAATCATGAGCGTGGTCCCGTCTCCGGCCCAGCCGTTCGCGCCCATCGCCCTCAGCCTTGAGAAGATCATCGGCGGAGCGATTGCAGCCAAAGCTGCTGCTACTGGCCAGACTGTGGATCAGGTCATCGCGCAACTTCACCAGATCGCACCAATACCTTAGATCGCTGCCGCCATCCCCACAACCTTGTCGATGTTGAGCGCACCTGTGGGACATAGCGTATGCCCGTCTCGCGGTGAACATTCGTTGTGTCCCTGAATGTGCTCCCGGTCGCACGCCATAAGCATCTCCTTACACAACCACGCGATCAGTTTCGCGCTCTCCTCGTACTGAGCATCAGTCGCCATCAGCGTCCCAGTCATCGCAGCATGCTCGATGCCGATGGATCGGCTATTGACTTGGCTTGCGTGCCACGCGGTATCCGCGATGCTCAGAAGCTGGTACACCGTGCCGTCGCGGTCGATGACGAAGTGTGCACTCACGCGGTTGGGATGGACTGACGCCTCGAATGTGGCTATCGCGCCCTCGGCGGTAGGCCCCTGCGTGCAATGCAGCACAATGAGGTCGCGTTGCTCCAGCCGTCCGTATGCCGAATGATCAAGCAGCGGACGCCACACGGCCTCTGGGTACAGGATGGGTTCGGCGGCCTCCATCAGTGGTGATGCGGATAGAATCCGCCGCCGCCCTCGGGAATCAACGCCAATAGCCAGAACAGTAGGTACAGGCACACCGCGACAATCACGACAACGCGGATTATCTGCGGGAACGGAGCAGGCAACGGCAGCAGCGAGATTATGTACAGAATCAAGCCTGCGATCACCAGGGCGACTACCAGATAGACCAAATCGTATGGCATTAAACCACCTCAGCCCCTATTCTAAGGCTTCGGCGTCTCGGGCGGGTTGGGGTTCGGCACGGTGGTGGATGTCTTGACGGTCTGCTCTGTCTCGGTCGTGATCGCCTCGGGGGTGATGTCGGTCTTCATCGCCTGCGATTTCGTGGCCGTCCCGGTCGTCGCTGTGCCCATGCCCTGAGGAACCGCCACCACCACGGTATCGTGTCCCTGGAAGGCGTTCATGGCGCTGATTCGTTGGCCCACGGCGAACTTTATGACGCCGAGCAGCCACTGGCCGTAGACGTTCTTCGGCGTAGGGAAGGTATTGACCGCGTGACCGGCCAATCCCATCATTGTGGCCCCGGATAAGAGCAGCTCTACGTGCTTCCAGCCATCCGTTGTAATCATTTACCGAATGGTACTACACTTGCGCTATCGTTGGTGTGATGCCAGAGCCGCCTCTCGATGAAAGGCAAATCACGATGAGCCTCAAGGTTGCGATTGCCTGTCTCCTGTTCTGCATAATGACCGTCGCCGCTGGTGCTGCTTGGGCGCAAAACATCAGCCTCCACCTGCAAAATGTGGATTCGACGCTCACTGACATGAAAGATACTCTCAAGGCCGTGCAGCAATTGGGAGTTCTTCAGGAGCAGTATCGGAATCTCAATGACCGAGTGCGGCAGATCGAGGCTTATCAGCAGCTAGAACGCGAGCGGCATCAGTAAAAAACCGGAGCGGTCGTCGGAACCGCCCCGGTTGGTGAGCGCAAGAAGAAGGGAGTGCTCAAAATCAGTTATCCGATTTTCTCGGACAACTCAACTCTTTGGCGTCACGCTCACGCCCGTCAGCCCCAGCCGCTGCGTGGCCATCTGCACCAGGATGCTCTCGATGTTGGTCAACTGCGCCGCCTGGTACGCGCTGAGGGTCGCTGACCCACCAGCAGATGGAGCCGACCCCGCTGCAAGAGGTGTAGTCCACACCATCAGGGTCGGGTCCATCAGACCGCCAGCTTGCAACCGCTCATTGGGGAGTAATTGCCGCTGAGGGATCGGCCGCGGAGGATTAGGATTGGGGTTCAGCGGGGGAATATCGCTGACCCATACTGGCGTGATGGGCTGACTGACGTTCCCCACGCTCATGGTGGTGTCCCAGTGCCCCGGCGCGCCCACTCCATTGGCGTTCTGAAGCGCGATCTGCTGACCCACGTTGTAGGCCACGCCGTTGAAGTCGATATACCACAGACCTCTGGTTTCGCCGTTACGCGTCATCATCTGCGCCGCGGATTGGTCGCTAAGTGCAGCCGCAGTGAGGCCCCAAGCCAGGGCGAGCGCATTGCCCTGATCCTGCGTAGCCAGCATCGAAGCAGGTACCGGCTGCTGATCGATGAAGGTTGCTGGTGCTGTTTCAAGGCCCATGTATAATGCGGGCGTCGGTGCGGGCTCGTATACGGGGTATTCGGTGGGTCCCCAGATATTGAGCGGATCAGTGGGATCAGCGCCGAGCGGAACTAAGTTGCCTGTCCCGTCGTAATAGCCCTGGGGGATCGTAGTCGGCCAAGATGTCGCCGCCCAGCACTTGCTTGGCTTCGTCGGATCATACGCAGGCACCGTAAATCCAGCGGCAAGCGCGGCGGATCGGCCAGCTGGGTCGTTCGTGAACAGCGGGCTTGTCGGCGATCCCGGCCAAAAAAGATTGAGCGCTGAGGTCGGGAATGGATTCGTGGTCGGCTGCGGTTGCGGGGTCGGTACGCTAGTGGGCATGGTTTCCTTTATGCGGGGTCGTATGTTGCCGCGAAAATATCAGGCTTGCATGGGTAGATTTCGCCCTTCACGCCTTTGATGATCCAGTCGCCTGGGTTGGCTCGCATCGTGCCTTCCGGGGTCGCACAGCATAACACTTTCTGTGGGTGCATAGTCGCGGCATCGGGGTATAGTGTGGGGCTCTCTTCACTGTCGGTGCAGGCCGTTCGGAACCAATCTGGCCACTCAGTCAAGTCCGTCAGTTTGCCATTCCATCTCACGGCCTCGATCACAACCGGCTTCTTGCGATATTGCGACATTGAATTCTCCTATTGAGTCGGTGACCATCCAGCCCCGAGCGTAAAGCCTGTCGGTGGCGCTGCCGCTATGTAGGCGGTGCCATTGGAAAGAGCGATATAGTACAACCCCGTGCAGACGGATCCAGGGGACACGGGCGAACCGATACATTGCTCCATCTGAGCCACCTGAGGCAGCGTGAACGACGTGATCAGCATCCCGCCCACCAGTTGAAGCGTCGGCCCCAACGTGACTGGCTGGAACGTCCCACTACTGTCGATGCTCAGCAGGATCGGCCCCGTCTGCGATACGGGCGTGATTTCGATGCCGTTGACGAACGCCGTCCGTATGCTCGATGCGAAAGCGATGTGCAGATTTCCGCTTGAGACAAGCACGCGCACGGTCTGCGGATCGGGCATCTGGAAGCCTGCCAGCGCAAACATATCGAGTGCGGGCGTACTCGCGCCGTTCGCCACGATGGTAAACACCCGAAGGCCCGCAGCGGTCTGCGATGGCTCTGCAAGGTTAAAGCGCACGTCGTACAGGCCGTTGGTGCGCGGGATGTCGTAGCTGAAAGCCACGCCATACCGAAGCTGCGCGTACACGCCCTGACCGCCTGCAATGGCCTGCGTTGACCCTCCAGTGAAGTACTTGTCCTGAATAAAGCCAGCCGCAGGCACGCAGCTTGCCACGCACCCGGCGCTGATCGAGAGCGATTGCGCGACCAGGACGCAGGGAAGAGAGAGTAGGGCGAGGAGTTTCATGGGTGAATTAGTGCTGGCGTGCCCGTGGGAGCGCCGCTTGCGTCTGGCGACATCCTGCTCAGGTAAACCTTAGCCGGGGATAATCGCACGGGGTACCCGGACTGAACGCGAGTTACCGCCTACGCCAGCACTAAACCTGTTAGACGCCGGTTGCCGGAGGAGTGGCCGGAGCCGGAGTCGCTGCCGTCACGGTTCCGTCCAGTGTTGTGAGCGCGGCGGTGGCGGCATCGATAGCCGCTTGGTTATTCGCAGTCTTGGTCGCGATAAGCGCGGCCGTGTCGGTCGTCAACTTGGTGACGATGGCATTCAAAGCTGTAAAATCTTCCATGGAATTCCCTTCGAAGTGAAATGAAAAACTGATGTGCATCAGATTCTACTCTAGCCCGCCTTCTGCGCGAGGGCAAGCGTTTTCCGCACTGAGTCACAAAGATAACACGTCATCGGCCCTTCGGCGTTCCATGGCTTCTGATTGCCACCGGGCCGGCCATAGCGCGATTTACGTCTGACCCCATATCTGATGGCCTGCTTGAGCCGCTGCGCCTCGTTCTCCATGACGTCCCGCACTTGGAGGCGGTCACGTTCGCGGTCGTAGTCGATCATTCCGTACTCCGCTCTGCGCTCATCGCGTTCTCGCAAGCGGTATCGAATGCTGTTAATGCCGCTAGAACGCCAGCCGCGAAACCTTTGTCCCATTGCGTATTGCCCCAGATCGTTGAGCCCGGACCCATCCCACCGAAGCAACTGTTGATGGCTTTACGTATATCAGGTATTCGCTTCCATGCCGCCGCTTCCCGGCGTTGCTGCTCGGCCTCTTCTTGTTCGGTCATTAGTCTTTCCAGTCCCACAGTTTCACCCTGAATAAACACTTTGTACAATAGAAAATAGTAGTGTATCCGTTCAAACCGAATAGGCTTCCCCGTTGCTGCTCTCTGAAATTGTGAGGTTGATTATCGATGCAGCGTGGAGCTTTCCCTTTCTCCTCGTCCCATGCCACGCTGCTGAGTTCGGCAACCTCTAACCTTGTTTTGCTCAAGGCTTCTCCTCCAAGAGCGCGTCGGCTGCTGCGAGGGCTTCGCGAATAATAGCTATTAACTCATCGTCTGAACCAAAAGCACGCGATCCAGCTGAATTTGCCCTCCGCAGCGCACCCCTCATTGTGCGGGCGAGTGCCTCAAGTTTTTTGTTGCTGATGAATGGCCTCACTGCTCGCGCCTTAAGCCCTCGCAGCTCCGCTTCCGCTGCGAGGCAACGGGTGCGCCATTCCTGCGCGTATAATCTCTCAGTCTCGGCGGTTTGATTGATGTCGCTCATAGCGGGCGCGCGGTTTTTAAAGCCTCGGCTCTCTCGGCTTTCTTCAACGAATATCCTCCGGGGACGCGATGATCTATCTCGTAGTATTGCTCTTGTGATGCGTCCCACTTCGCCGCTTTTTCCTCGATGGTCAGAAGGGTGGCTAAATCGGTTGCCTTCTCGCGCAGTGTGGCGAGTTCGGTGGGTAGATCATAATGCCCCGGACATCGCTCAGGCGGCTGGCCTTTGGGCTTCCCACAGATCCAGCAGTCCATTTGGTCCGGTAACGCTCGGCTAATCGGGTCGCATTCGTAGATACTCATTGGGTTCTCAGTGTTCCTTTCTTGTGATATCGAGGCGTGGCAGGAGCGCCGACAATAATTCGGGCGATTTCACATGTCGTGCAGAGTGGGCACAGAGTCTCATCGTCAAACTGCTCGAAATTTACGCCGCAAATATCGCACTCGTAGCTCATCTACTTGCCTCCTCTGGCCCTTCTGCTGCTGCTTCATCGCTGCCTCCGTGAGGATTCTATCGCTGCGACCGCTAGCGCCGCTATCTTGATCATGCGAGCCTCGAATTGCTCCGGATTGTGGGCAACGCTAAGACCCATCCGGGTCTGTTTTGCAATGTAGTTCAACCATTCAAACCGCTCGTGGGAGTCGTCATGCTCCTTGCCGCCCCACTGGTTGTCTTGGGCCACCCGCTCCCCGAGTATTCCCTTCCAGATCAACTCGACGCTCTCCGGCTGCTTATTTGTGCTCATGGGAATCCTTTGCGATTCTCGTACACTTACCGCAGTACATCTTCTTCGGCGTTGGATTCACCGACCTGTGACGTGAAACCATATGCCCGCACTCCAAGACGAACCAGTCGGTAATCGAGTTGATCGCACCGTCGCAGGCCGTTTCCTTCACGGGCACAAAGATGCGTCTTGAGACGCTCTCCCCGCTCTCGGATTTGTCTACCATTCTTCGCTCTCCTCGCGGTCCACGTCGCGCTTGCAGGTCTTGCAGCGAGTGAATCCGCCCGACGAAAACAGAACCACGACTCGCCAATCTGAACTCAGTGCACTTGAATCCAGGGACACCGCTTCCAAACGCGTGACACGGGGCACACTTGCCGGTCACTGAATCGTGCTCGCGGCGAAAGTCTCCACACTTGCAAATGTCATCAGGCTTGCTCGCCAACCTATCTGTACTCATACCTTGCCCTTTCCGGCCCGCTCAGGCAGCGGCGGGAGCGCGTGAACGGCTTCTCGTAGGGCAACAACAACTTCCGAGTCGTCGTAGCACTGGGCTCCGCGAAAGTCCGCGCACTGCCGCGCGAGTCGCGCCACCTCTTCGAGCGCCTCGATGTACTCGCGCACCTCTGCGTAGAGTGTCTCCATTTCCGGCCGCATTAACCCTGGTCGCCTCATCTGGTAACCTCCGGTTTGATCAGCGAAGCAACCCAGTCGCGCATGCGGGTGAATTTCTGCTCCGGAGTCTCGGGGCCGTATTCATCGTTCATGTAAACCACTTCGCGAGCGAGCTGCTGGGCGATGCCGAATGCCGCCGCCACGTCGTCAGGTTCGTCCGGGTCGAGCCTTTCCATGTCGATGTTGCGGACAAGCCCCAGCGCTCCCAAGGCACATACCTCGCCGTCCTCCGCCTTGAGTTCATGCGCTATCAGCCGCTTGCTGGGTAAGGCGTCCAGCGCCGCAACAAGATCGCGTAAAAACGCCTGCCCGCGCTTACCCCGGATCGCGCTTGCGACTTGGCCGCGCCATCGGATCAAATCCCACTGGTCTAGATCGTCCGAATAACCCGCTCTGCTCATCCGATTCCCTCCACTGCCTGCCGCACGTCGTATGTTTCGCTCTGCGGCGGCTTGCGCATTGCCTCCAGTTTCATCTCTGCGACAGCTTCCAACAAATTAGCGTGGCCGGCGAACGGGAACGCTTGGCGCGCCCGCCGGTACAGGTCACGGTCCTCAGCTGCCACCGTGGGCCTCGGCGCTTCCTGTGGCTTCCGCTGGCCGGTGAAGTAGTCCGTAGTCACGGTTGGCCAGAGGGTTTCCGGGTTCGTCGCGCCTTGCGCTTGGGGGGTAGGGGGGAATGAAGATTCAGAAGAATATAATGATGGAACTCTCACTGGAACTCTCGCCGGAACTCTCATTTCCGATTTTAACGTGTAGACTGCGCTGGAGTTAGGGACGCGCTTGACGGTAATCTCATTTTCAGCCTTCAATTCCGCGAAGTATCGGCGCGTTTGACCGAGACTTTTCCCGATCTTATCGGCCACCCGTTTCTGGCTCGGCCAGCAATGATCCTTGCCGAAACAGAAGAACTTCAAGGCGCGAAGGCACTCTCGCGCGCCGCGCGTCACTTCGCTGTCTCCAGATGGATGCTGCGATAATGTGAAAGGATTGTCGGCCCCTGATCATCGACGTCGATCGCAAGGCACCGTGAGCCGCTCAGATCGAAACAGTGAAAGTTTCCGCGCACCTCCGCGCCTTCGGCGGTAAGGACGATTACGCGCTTGCCGTTGAAACTCAGCAGTGCTTCGCGGAAGGGGTTGTTCGGACCAGGTGTCTTAGGTTTCGGCGGCTGGTTTTTCTTGGCGTCCCCGTTAACTGGCGGACGAACTGGCTGGTTATCTGTCTGCACTTTCAAGTCTCCTTAGATTTGGAGAGGCGGCTAAGGCCCGCCCCCCAGACTTTTGCGCCCGATCAGCCGGTCAAGGCTGTGACCATCGGACATTCTCATTCTACTACTTCTGCGGCTTCGTTGAAAGCGAATACCTCTTGGCTGAGCCGCTTGGCCGCGATCTCGCAGTACCGCTCCTCGAGCTCGATGCCGGTGAATGTGATACCCAGTCCCGAGCACGCCAGCGCGGCCGTTCCACTGCCCATGAACGGGTCGATTACCGATGCGCCTCCGAACCACTTGCATAACCAGCGAACGTGCTGGATAAGCCGTTGGGTGGGATGCTTCATGGTCGCGACCGACGCCGCAACAATTTCAGGAGTCCGCGCCTTGTTGCTCCACTTCTTGTCTCCGTTACAGCGCGTGGCGATAGTGCGACCCGGCATTACTCGAGCTCCCGGTTTTGAATCCGGCGCGTCCCCGAACACAAAAGCTACTTCGGCATCTCGCATGATACGGCCTAGGTATCCTATGACGGCATATTCCAGGTAGCACGTCCTCAGAAACGGGAAATGCCTAGGAACGCAAGCCAGGAACCGCGGATCTGAATTACAGCCAAGTTGAATCGCCGCACGCCGTACTCGTGCTACCGACAAGGCCTGTCCCAGAAGAGATCCCGCGTCAATCCCAGGGAAGATATGTTCGCAATTTGGCCATACGGGGTCAGTGATGATCGCCTCGGCCTCGATCTCCGGCAGGATCTCCCGGCAGTCTCCGTGGTAGAGCTTTATTCCAGCGTGCTCGTAATACGGTATCAAGCCGGGTCCTTCCGCAATCCAGCCCACCGAGCAGCATCGCGAACGCCGCCCGAGGCAATGTGACTCAAAGCCGATAGCAGAATCCGCAGCATCTCGAGCTCAGAGCCGACCAGCGCGGCGGTCTGGGCGTCATCCAAGGCACGCTGGGCCACAGCAGCAGGAGTGCTCACTTCTTCACGGCTCCCATGGATACCTTCTTCCGCTGGAGGCCGGACTTGGCATAGAACTCCGCGAACGTTTCCGGGGATGCCTCGAAATCTTCGCCGGCCACCCATACCAGTGCGCCACGAGCGCGTTCCTCCGCGTGCCAATCATGCTGCGCCTGCGATGCTTTAGTCGGAAGCCAGCAATTTTGTTTCTTACTGAAGCTGTCGCGTCTCTTCCATTCAATCCACAGAGCCTCCGCAGATCCATGCCGACGTAGATCTGGTACTACCCATATGCCGTCATTCGCGTACCGTATATATAATCGATCCGGCATGCCCTTCTCTTGCACGCCGAGCCCGCGAAGGTGCGGCAGATCCGTCTTGAAGACGCGCCACCCATCCAACCGGAGGAAATCATCGCAGCATTCCTGGATCTGCTTTTCGGATAACTTCACGCGGCGTTTACCTCCGCCTCATATTCCCGGAACAAATTAATACAGGCCCATGAGATCGGCCCACTTTCCGCACACTCAATACAGACAGCAGCGTGAAGCTCACTCGGGGGATTTTCCACGTACCGACAGCGATGCCAGCCCCGACGTGCACACCTAACGCGGCTATACGCAAGGCCCATCATCCGACTTGCGCCTCTTGGATCTGCTTCTCGGATAGTCCGCGTGGTTTCATCGAAAGTCCTTTGCCTGGACGCAGTCCACGAAGTGATTGAGGCCGGCTGGAGTGTACGGCGTTCGCTTGCCGTTGCGATGTACTACCCAGATGATCGGCTCGCGACAGCCCTTGCAGGTTCCCAGCTCCCCGACGTTCTTCAGCAACATCGTGATTGCGGATTGCAGCGAGACCGTACAGGGGCTGGTGGGCTCGTGGACCAGCTTGCAGATGGGGCAGAGGTTCATGCACCCTCCGCGAGTCTCTTCATATCTGCCAGTGCCTCTTGGTTTGAATCGAAGAATCGGCACGGGTTGATCTTGAAGCCAGGGCAACTGGCGTCGTAAATCTTCATTGCCGCAAGAAGCGGATCAAAAAACTTCTCCAACGCTTTGCCCTGTTCGCCTGCGAGTGTAACAACCCAGCCAGCGCGACAGTGCGTAGTTTCGCAGGTATGCCAATCGCTCATATTGAGTGCTTGCGGCGCTGACACGGCAGCGTACAACTTCGCGTGCAGATTCTCGATGATGGGCACGGAGGGGACTAGCGGCTTAGTCTGCGGGCTTGCGGCCTCGACTGGCGCGGCGTCTTTCAGGCGGTAGCAGTCGGAGCAGTCGGAGCAGTCGGAGCAGTCGGAGCAGCCGGAGCAGTCGGAGCAGCGGGAGCAGTCGGAGCAGTCGGAGCAGCCGGAGCAGTCGGAGCAGCGGGAGCAGTCGGAGCAGTCGGAGCAGCCGGAGCAGTCGGAGCAGCGGTAGCAGTCGGAGCAGTCGGAG